GGCGAACGCGGCGCAGGCCAAGGCCGGCCTGGAAGTGGCCAAGACCAATAACGGCATGATCCGCGACAACAATAAGGTGGCGGTGCAGACCCAGGCCGCCAGCCAGTTGGAAAACCAGCGCGCCGGCAACGCCTTGAACTTACAAGCCACCGGCAAGCAACTCGACGTGCAGAACGCTGGTGCCGCCTTGAACAACAAGGTGGAAGTGCTGAAGAAGGCCGGCTACGACGAGAAGTTTATCAAGGAGGCGCTGCCGCAAATCCTCGGCATTGGCCAGTACAAGAAGCCCGCCGACCCCCAGGAAACCCGGCGCATGCTGTTTCAGGCGCGCTTGAGCGACTTCAACTTTACCCGCAAGACCCCGCAGCAGCAGGCCGCGCAGATCGAGCAGGACATGCAGTTGATTGGTGGCAGCCCTCAAGGGGCGGCGCCAGCAGCACAAGGAAATCCACTGTCGGGCGGTATGCCTGGCTCGCAAGCACCGGCCAGCAAAACCCCGATGATCTTCGATACCAAGACCGGGCAGATGATCCCTTACCAGTAACCCCGCTACCCTCGGTCGCCGGTTGGCGCTAGAATCGAACCATATGATTCAGTAATCCAACCGCGCCGAGGACTTCACCTGTGGCAGAAAACCTTTTTCTCAAGTCGCCTTCCGCGACCGGCCTCACTGCCACCGCGCCCGTTGCGCCCCCGATGCCCGCCATCAACACCTTGCCCGCGCGCAGTTCCAGTGCCGGCCCGCTGACATCCAGCGCCGCCACCGTCATGAGCAAAGGCCTTCTGCCGCCGCCTGACCTGCAACCCCTGTTCGAGAAATATTCCGCCGAGTATGGCGTGCCGCTGAACGTCGTGTCGGCGCTGGCGCAACAGGAGTCGGGTTACAACGCCAACGCCGTGGGTGAGCAGACCAAATGGGGCCAAGCCAAAGGCATGCTGCAAAACCTCGACAGCAACGCCAAGGCGCTGGGCATCGATCCGTTCAATGCTGAGCAGGCGATTGCCGGCGCAGCGCGGCAGATGCGCGAGCGCTTGGACAAGGGTTACAGCATGGAGGACGCGGTGAAGGCGCACTTCGGTGGCGACAACCGCAAGCAGTGGGGCGAGAAGACCCAAGCCTACGGGCAAGAGGTGTTGGCCAAAGCGAGCATCATTGGTGACCAGCTGATGGCCGGCAAGAAGCCCGCCGCGCCTGCTGCACCAGGTAATGACCTGGCCGCGATCCAAGCCGAAATGGATGCCAAGGAGCCGGGCCGGTACAAGGTGATCGACCCGACCGACATCGCTCAGCGCGATCAGCAGCGCGCCGACATCGCCAGCGGCAAAGACGCTGTGAAGAATGCACAGGCCGACGCGGGCGGCTATGACGCGCCGTCGCCGTACACCCTGGAGAATCAGCAGCGCATTGAGGACAAGGTGAATGCGGCCCCAGGCCTGTCGCCGCTGACCACCAAAAACCAAGCCCTGACCAAGGCCGGCTTTGCCCCCGTGGCCGACCAACCGCAAGACGGCTTTGTGGCGGCCACGAAAAAATCCCTGCAAAACCTGCCCGAGCATTTCAAGAATGCGGCCGGTGGCATCATCCGCACCCAAGGCGAAGGCATCGACGACCAGACGCTAGTGTCCAACGCCGAGAGCGCCGGCATCATCCAGCGCATGCAGGACAACGGCGACATCATCATGGTGCAGGACGAGCGGGGCCAGATGACCCCCACCCTGCGCGACGGCACCAACGGCGACACGTCGAGCCTGGCCAAGTACCTGCGCAGGCATGCACGCGACCTGATGACCCCGGAAGAGGCGGGCGCATTGGTCGGCATGAAGCCGAGCGACATCACCCAGCTGGGCAAGCGCCTGAGCAAGGAAGCCAACGCCGACACCGTGCAGATCAACCCGGACGGCCCGCTGGCCAAGTACGGCAGCATGATCATCGGCTCAACGGCGGAAATGATCCCAGCGATTGCCGCCTCGGTCATTACCAAAAACCCAGCCGTGGGCATGTCGATGATTGGCGGCCAGGTCTATGGCCAGAGCTATGACGCCGCGCGCCAGAAGAACCTGAACCCGAACGACGCCGCCACCTATGCCATGGCGCAGGCCGCCGCTGAAGCGATCCCGGAAGCCCTGCCGATTCATGTGATCATGCAGCCCGGGCAACAGTTCTTTAAAGGTTTGCTCAAGGCCGGCGCCGCCGAGGCGCTGCAAGAAACCGTGACGCAAGCCATTCAATCCGGCCTGGACAAAGGTTCGATCGATCCGAAGATGACGTGGGCGCAGGCGCGCGAGCAGATCGCCGACGCGGCCATTGTTGGCGCTGGTACGGGCGCTGCGCTCAAGGCGGGCGTGCATGGAATCCAGAAGGCCGTCGACGCCATCCCGACCCGTGACCGTGAAGCCGAGGCGGCAGCCGCTGCGCAAGCGCAGGCCGAGCCCGCTCCCGCAGCTGAAGCCCAGCAAGCACCAGCGCCAGAGGACGCAACTGTTACGCCTGAGCCGGCGCCCGCTCCCACAGGGCCGCTGACCCGCGCAGCGCAGCAGTTCGTTGCGCCTGAGCCACCAGCAGCCCCCGCTGAAGCGGCGCCGACTGGCGAGCCCGTCACTGTGCGCAGCTCTGACGGTGAAATGGCCGGCACCCTCGAAGACTACCAGGACCATGGTCAGGGCCAGTGGACCGCGCGCGTGCTCGCCGACGACGGCAACGCCTACGAGTTCACTCAGGACGACGGTGTACAGCTGGAGCGTAATGGTGCGCAGCCGTCCGCGGACAACATCCCGACGCTGACCGAAGAAGTCCCAACGCTGACGGACGTGGTTGAAATTCCCACCCTGACCGACATCGTGGAACCGGAAGCCCAGGCCGCGCCCGACTATTCGTCGATGGACGTGCCGAAGCTGCGCACCGAACTGAAGGCCATCGCCACCGCGATCAAGGCTGACCCGAAAAACAAGGCACTGACCAAACAACGCAGCACCATTGAAAAGGCGATCAAGGCCAACGTCGAAAACGCGATCAGCAAGCCGGCCGTGGCCGAACTGGTCGGCGATAAGATCGACAAGGAATGGTCACGCTTCGCTGACGACTCCGGCAGCCTGAACATTCCGCGCGCCGACATGCCGCAGATCAAGGCCGAGCACCGCGGGGCCATGACGCAATTCCTCAAGGCACGCGGCATTGCTCACACCGAAGAAGAAGTGCCGGCCAGCAGCCTGAAGCCGACACAGGAAGAATTCAGCCCGGCCAAAGTCAAGAAAGCCTTGGGATTTGAAGGTGGCGACCGCTCGATTCTGATTTCCAGCGATAACCATGTGCTCGACGGCCATCACCAGTGGCTGGCCAAGGTCGATGGCGATCAGCCGGTGAAAGTCATTCGCCTGGACGCGCCGATCAAGCAACTGCTCGATACCGTGCGTGAGTTCCCGAGCGCCGAGACGGCCAATGGTGCCACCGCAGCGCCAGCGCCAAAGGTCGAGCCGACTAACAGCCTGTCGCGCACTGCCAGCTGGGCGGTCCGCGACAAGGCGACCGGCGAAGTGGTCATGGAAACCTTCGATAAGAAGAAGGCCGATGCGCTCAATACTGAAAAGTATGAGGCGGTTCCGATTGCCGAGCACTTGGCCAGCCTGAGCACTAAGCCGGCTGAAACAAAACCGGCCAAACCTGCATCAGAAGTGGCGAAAACTGCAACGCCAGCGCCTAAACCTGCATCGGCTACCGCCGAATCTGCATCAAAGCCGCTGACACCGAAACAGAAGGCCAAGGAACGTGGCGAGAATCGTCGCCAGGCTTCCCGCGATCGCCTGGGCGTCAAGGAAGGCGAGCAATTCATTCCGTCCGCTGATATGGCCTATCTGACTGGCGGCGTGCCGTACACCATCGACAGCATCGACAGCCAGGGCAACGTGTTCGTTAAGCGCACCGGCAGCCCAAGCGGTACAAGCCTGTCGATTGCCGATCTGGAGTCGGCTCGGCGCAAAGGCGTGACCTATCAGAAGGTTGAGCCGGAAGCCCCGGCAGTTCAGCCTGAGCCGGTATCGTTCAGCGGCCGCACCATTGGCGCCAATGAAGAGTTTTACCGCACCCCGGAATACGCGAAGATCGTCGAGCAGCAAAACGCCCTAGATGACATTCAAGGTCAGCAACAGGATGGAGATTACGCCGGCCCGCTGAGCAAAGGCGATGTGCGCAAGGGTTTGAAAGCACTTGAGCTCAACGTCATGGACTTGGCGTCGGAGTTCACCGGCATCAAAGACCCGCTGGAGGCGTACCGCGAAGTCAACCGGCGCATGGAAGCGCCAACGCCGCCTGCTGAAACCGCCAAGGAGCTGGTGAAGGCGGCCGAGCAGTCCGGTGCCAATAAGATCACCATCAAGATGGGCGGCTCTAACCTGTCCGTCGACCTGCCAAAGCCAGCGCACGAAATGACGCTCGGCGAAGTCGAGCGGTCTGTGCGTGAGCAGGGGCTTCAAGGTCATAAAGACATGAGCCTGAAGCTGTACGCTAATCGCCACGGCGAAATGATCGGCGCCGCCATCAAGGTCGGTAAGCAGGTGTCTGATGAAGTGTTGGTCGATTATCCAGGACTGGTGCGCAACGACCTGAGCGATGAGCAGGCCGACCAGATGGCGGACGACCTGAGCAAGTTGAGCGGCGCCGAGTACGTCAAGGCTGCGCGCCAGTGGAAGCCGAAAGCCTCCGACCAATACGGCGCCAGCAACAAGCTGGTCAGCACCGATCGCGCGGCCGAACTGCGCGCCAAACTCAAGGCCAAGCTGAACGGCTCGCAGCTGAACAGCGGCATCGACCCGGAAATTCTGGCGATGGGCACTGAGCTGGCGGTGTTCCACATCGAGGCCGGCGTGCGCAAGTTCGCCGACTTCGCCAAGACCATGGCCGAAGACCTGGGCCAGCCGCTGGAGAAAGTTCGGCCGTACCTGCGCAGCTGGTTCAACGGCGCCCGCGACATGATGGAAGACGCCGGCCATTCCGTGGAAGGCATGGACAACGCCGACACCGTGCGCGCTGAATTGGCCAAGCTGGGCACTGCCCCGGCAACTGAGGCAAAAATTGCCACAGTTCAAACCGTGACCACTCCGAGCGGCCGTGAGTTCGATGTGCGCTCGAAGGTGGTCGAAGCTGGCAGCCTGGTTACCTCGAACACCACCGACGGCGCGGTCAATCCGGACTACCCGGCCGAACTGCAACCGCGGGACCGATCGCGCTCGGCCTCGCTGGATCAGATCAACGACATCGCCAGCAAGTTGAACCCGCGCCTGCTCGGCGACAGCGCCAGCGCTACCGACGGAGCGCCTATCGTCTCGCCTGACGGTGTGGTGGAAAGCGGCAACGGCCGCACCCTTGGAATTCAACAGGCCTACGCCAAGAACACCGACGGCGCGCAGAAGTACCGCGCCTGGCTGGAATCGCAAGGGCATGACGTCGCCAGCATGAAAGCGCCGATCTTGGTGCGCGAGCGCGTCACGCCGATGACCACTGAAGAACTTCAGGCCTACACCACCGAAGCCAACGAGCGCACCACCCTGGCGTTGAGCTCGACTGAGCGCGCCGTGGCTGACGCCAAGAAGATGGGCGGCATCCTGCACTTGTTCAACGGTGGTGACGTGGCGGGCGCAGCCAACCGTGAGTTCGTCCGCGCCTTCATGGGTGACGTGGCCAGCAAGAGTGATCGCGGTAGCCTGATGGATGGCGACGGCGTGTTGTCGCAGGACGGCCGCCGCCGCATCGAAGCGGCATTGCTGGCCGCCGCCTACGATGATCCGGCATTGGTGAATGACATCTTCGAGAGCGCCGACAGCGACATTAAGTCGATTGGTGGCGCCCTGCTCGATGCCGCTGGCCCATGGGCGCAGATGCGCCGCGAGTCGGCCGACGGGCAAATCTCCAAAGGTGTCGACGTCACGCCAAACCTGATGGAAGCGGTGAACCTGGTGCGCCAAGCCCGGGCACAAGGCAAGTCCATGCTCGAAATGGTCAACCAGAACGACATGTTCTCGGGCACACTGGATCAAGCCACCAAGGATTGGGTGAGCGTGTTCTACCGTGGCGCCAACTTGGCCCGCGCCCGCGGCCGGGATAAGGTCGCTGACGCATTGTTGACCTATACTCAGCTTGCCCGTGCAACACAGCCGGGCACCAACCTGTTCGGAGAGCCGGAACTGACCGGCGCCGACCTGATCCGAGGCACGCATGACAAACTCGACCGCCAAGAAGCCCAAGCCAGCCAGCAACAAGGCCTCTTCGGAGACACACAGCCTGATGACCAAAGTGCTGGCGCGCGTGGCGCAGACGGACAACGACCAGCACCTGGCGCGCGAAGTGAAACACCGCCACAAGGGAGTGCAGTAAATGCAGCAAGTCCCGGCGAGCGTGTGGAACGAAATCGCACAGACGGAACCGCTCCAAAATCCGTCGATGCAACTGCTGTTTCCGATGAGCCAGCCGCAGCTGGACGACGCACTGGCGAGCCAGGCGCAAGCGATGTCGAAAGCCGGGCAGACGGACAGCGTGATCAACGCCTACCAGCTGATGGCGCCGCTACTGGCCGAGAACCAAGCGATCAGCGCGTACATCAACCGGACGGGGCATTCCGACCTACGCTCGGCACTGCCGGAGGTGCTGAACGCGCCCGAAGCGGTGGCGATCGCGTCGCAGGAGAACCCGTTGAGCAAGAGCGAGCAGAACACATTGCTGACACTGCTCCTGCCACTGATGCCAGCGAGTTCAGTGAACGTCTAGCCGCACAGAAGAAAGCCACCGGCACCAAGACCGTTCGCGGCGACAAAGCCAACATTGACGCGGCCCTGCCGCTGCTGCTCGATCCCCAGCGCGACGACGTGCTGAAGGCCGAGCAGCGTTTTGCCGTGGGCAACGGCATGCTGCTCACCAATGGCACCGGCACCGGCAAGACTGCCAGCGGCATGGGCGTCATTGTCCGGTCGATCAATGCCGGCAAACCCAACGCCCTGGTGGTGGTGCCGAGCGACAAGATCGCGTCCGACTGGATCAAGTTCGCCAAGATGCTCGGCGTTGAACTGAAGTTGCTGGAAAGCACCAGCGACAACGGCAAAGACGGCCAGGTCATCACCACCTACGCCAACTTCGGCGCCAACGACAGCCTGGCCCTGCGTGATTGGGATCTGGTCGAGGCCGACGAGGCGCATTACCTGTCGAGCAACGAGAAAGGCGAAGGCACGGGCGCGCTGGCCAAGCTGCAAGGCTTGACCGGTCACCCGGATGGCTTCTATCAGTGGGTGCGCGAGCGCAATTCCAAGGAATGGCAAGCGCTGCAACAGGCACAAGCGGCGATGCCGGAACAGGAGCAGTTGGCCAACTACTCAGCCAAGGACTTGGACGCGCTGACCGAAACCCGCGCCGCCGCCGCCGAAGCCTGGGCCGCCATCGAAGAGCCGGCCAAAAAAGCCTGGCAAGCGCGCTGGGCCAGTCAGCAAGACCTGCCGAAAACCCTGTTCCTGTCGGCCACGCCGTTCGCCTACGTGAAAAGCGTGGACTATGCCGAGGGTTACCTGTTCGATTACGTCAGCCCGGCCGAACGCTACAGCAACAAGGCCGAAACCGAAGGCGCCGGCTACAACAGCGGTGATGCGCGTGAGAAGTTTTTCATGCAGCACTTCGGCTACCGCATGCGCTACAACAAACTGACCGCGCCGGAAGCCGGGGTTGACTCCGAGCTGATGGAGCAGAATTTCAACCAGCACCTGAAGGAAATCGGCGCGCTGTCGGGCCGGCGCCTGGAAGTGCCGTATGACTACGACCGCAAATTTGTGATGGTCGATGACGCGGTGGGGCAGAAGATCGACCAGGGCCTGGCCTTCCTGCGCGAGCACGAAGACGGCAAGTACCGCGACGTGTACAAAGCGGTCATGGACACCTTCGACTATCAGCGCCGCATGTACCTGCTGGAGTCGATCAAGGCCCGCGCCGTGGTGCCGATGATCAAGGAGCACATGAAGCTCGGCCGCAAGGTTGTGGTGTTCCATGACTACAACAAAGGCGGCGGCTTCGATCCGTTCCAGGCGGGCTTGTCCAGCATCACTGACCCGGACGTCAAGGCCCTGGCCCGCGAAGCCTTTGCCGCGCGCCCGGACATCTTCAAGAAAATGGACTTGAAAGGCCTGTTCTCGCCGATTGATACCTTGTCCGCGGCTTTCCCTGACGCGCTGTTTTTCAACGGTACTGTGCCGAAAGCCAAGCGCCGGGCCAATGCCGACACCTTCAACGACGACACCAGCGGCAAAGACCTGATCGTCTTGCAGTCGGATGCCGGCCGCGAAGGCGTGAGCCTGCATGACACCAGCGGCCAGCACATGCGCGTGCTGATCAACCTGGGCATGCCAGGAAAGCCGGTGGCGGCGATCCAGATCGAAGGCCGCACCTACCGCACCGGCCAGGCCAGCGACGCCGCATTCCGCTACCTGACCACCGGCACCGCTTGGGAAGCCAGCGCCTTTGCCAGCAAGATCGCCGAACGCGCCTCGACCGCCGAAAACTTGGCGCTGGGCACCGATGCGCGCGGCCTGAAGCAATCCTTCATCGACGCCTATAACAACGCCGAAGACCTGGCCCCGGGTGCCGAGGACGGCAAGGGCGGTAAGGCGATCGACCGTGAGCTGGCGGCCAACGCGGCGCTGACCCCGTTCCAGAAAGCCAAGTCCTACTACTTCGCCCAACAGAAAAACAGCAAGCGCCGCGACCAGCGCGAAGGCGTGGATTACTTCGCCACCCCGGAACCGGTCGGCTTCAAGATGGCCGAGTGGGCGAATATCCAGAAGGGCGACGACGTGCTGGAACCGTCGGCCGGGCATGGCGCCATCGCGCGATTCTTCCCGCCACAAACCAACGTCACCATGGTGGAGCCGAGTTACGACCTGTCGCAGCGCGCAGCACTGGCCAACGGCAACGCGCGGATCATCAACGACACCTTCGAAGCGCTGCACTTGACCAACAAGTACGACGCCATCGTGATGAACCCGCCTTACGGCAACGGCGGCAAGACTGCCATCGAGCACGTCGCCAAGGCAGCCAAGCACCTGCGTGAAGGCGGTCGGATTGTCGCCTTGATTCCGCGTGGCGGCTTGACTGATAAGCGCCTGGCGACCTTCCTGGAGAGCGACGAGGCGCAGAGCCTGCACCGCGTAGCCACCTTCACCATGCCGGCCGCCACCTTCGAGCGCGCTGGGACGTCGGTCAATACGCAAGTGATCGTGCTGGAGAAACACAGCAACCCGGACGATGCGCAGGCCATCCATGCGCGCACCATCAACCTGGACAACGCCGAATCGACTGGCGAACTGTTCGACCGCATCGAGCACCTGGACCTGCCCGACCGCACGCCGAGCAGCAAGCCGGAAGTTAAGCCGGTCATGATTGAGCACATCACCGGCAAAGGTAAGACCCTGACCGGGATTGTGCGCACCGACCTGACCAAGGCTGAAGCCAAGGAAATCGACGCCTTCACCTTCGCCAAGGACGGTGGTTGGTTCATCCGCGCCAAGCACTTGGGCGACGGCAACCGGTTGTCGGTGACCGCCCAAGTCGGCGAACCAGCTTCGCACCAGGAAGTGCGCGACGCGATCACTGAAGGTCCGTTTGGTTCGGTGATCAAGAAGCTGATCGATAGCGGCAACATCGTGGTTCACGGCAACGTGCAGTCGCTGCCCGACGGCGCCAACGTGCCCGGCGTGCAGGCGGTGACCACGCCAGACGGCAAGGTCCATTTGGTGGCGACCAACCTGACCCCGGGTAACGCCAACGCCGTGTTGCTGCATGAAATGTTTCACAGTGGCGGTGAAACCCTCGTTGGCTCTCAGCGCTGGACGGCCCTGATCAAGCGTCTGGACGGTTTGCAGCGCCAGGCCGAGCAATCCACCGGCAAAGCCCGCGCCGTGTTCGACCGCGCCCGTGAGCGCGTGCAGATTGCGCAGCGTCAGGGCGGCGTGGCCAACGGCATGACCGCCGAAGAGTTCGGCGCCTACGCGATTGAAGAGTACGAGCAACTGCCGAAGGCGTTCCGCACTTGGGTGGATGACCTGGTGGGCGCGATCAAGCACTGGCTGTTCAGCCGCTACGGCAAGCAACTCGGCCAGGTCACCCCGGCACAGCTGCGCGCCATGGCCAAAGATGCGTTGGTATCGATGGCCCTGGCTAAGCGTGGCGAGCTGTTCGGTCCGGCCGGCACCATGCTCAGCGTGCGCCTGGCCGACGTGTTCGACGACATCAAGAACGATGCCGACGCCACCAGCTTCAGCGACAAGATTGGCCCGGAGAAACTGCCGCAGCGGATGGCGGATCGCTGGCGCCAACTGACCGACAACCTAGCCCTGCGTTTCCGCCAGGCCGCCGTCGACCGGTACGCGCCACTGATGCGCAATGACCAGGCGCTGTATGGCGCTGACACCCTGGAAGGCTCGATTGCTTCCAGTTCGTGGGTGCTGGCGCGCATGAGCCAGGCCGCGGGCGGTGCGGTGGACGCCATGCTCAACCATGGCCGCATCTACCTCGACCCAGCGCAAAAGGTCATCGACATTCACGACAACAGCACCGGCTTGAAGGACACCCTGAAGAAGCTCGGCGGCACCGCTGAAATGACCCGCTTCATGGGGTGGATCGCGGCCAACCGTTCCAAGCGCCTGCTCGGCGAAGGCCGGGAGAACCTGTTCACCCCTGCTGAAATCGAGGCCGGCATCAAGTTCAGCGGCGGTCGCCTGGCCGACGGTCGCAGCCGTAGCATGCTCTATCAGCAAGTGTGGAAAGAGTTTCAGCAGCACCGCGACGACGTGCTGGGCATTGCCGAGCAAGCCGGGATCATCACGCCGGAGCAGCGCACCACCTGGAGCAATGAGTTTTACGTGCCGTTCTACCGGGTGATCGACAGCGAGAACCTGGGCGGGCCGAAGTCGGGCGGCGGCGGTCTGTCGCGTCAACAGGCGTTCAAGAAACTCAAGGGCGGCCGTCAGCACCTCAACGACTTGCTGGAAAACACCCTGCTCAATTTCCATCACTTGGTTCAGGCCAGCCTGAAGAACCAGGCGGCGGCGCAGGCCATGGAGAACGCCGAGCAGCTGGGCATTGCCGATAAAACCACCGAGGCGCACCGCGACAAGAAGGCCAGCACCTTCGTCATGGAGAACGGCGAAAAGCAGTGGTACAACGTGAGCGACCCGCTGACCTTCAAGGCCGTGTCGGCGATCACCGACGCCGGCACGAACACCCTGTCGCGGCGGATCATGCGCGGCTTCAAGCGCTTCTTCACCAACATGACCACCATCACCCCGCAATTTGTGGTGGCCAACGCCATCCGCGACACGCTGTCGGCCATGGCCACCTCCCCGACGAGCGCGATCCCGCTGAAGAACGCTTTTCAGGGTGCGTTCAGTTACGGCAACAAGCACAAGCGCGCGCAGATGATGGCCAGCGGCGGGGCGTTCCACTTCGGCCAGGCCTATGGCCAAGGGGCGAACGAATTCAAGGCGTCACTGAACGGCACCATGCGCACCGCGCAAGTGCTCAAAGACCCGATGCTGATCCCGAACACGCTGATGAAGGCCTGGCGCAAGTACCACGAAGTCACCGACTTTGCGGAAAACATGAACCGCGCCGGAATTTGGGAAAACAATTTAGACAAGGGCAAGCTCAAGGCCGCGTTTGAAGCACGCGACCTGATGGACTTTAGCGCGCACGGCGATGCCGGCATTATCCGCTTCTTCACCGACGTGGTGCCGTTTCTCAACGCACGCATCCAGGGCCTGGACAAACTCTATCGCTCGGGCGGCAAGCCGACCTTGAAAGTGCTGTTCGGCAAGGGCACCAAGTCGGACAAGCAAGCCTTCGCCCGTTTCGCCGCGGTGGTCGGGGCGCTGACCGCCTTCAGCGTCATGCTCTACCTGCGCAACAAGGACGATGAGGATTATCGCAAGCTGGAAGACTGGCAGCGCGACACCTATTGGGTGATCAAGATCGGCGGCAACATGTTCTTCATTCCGAAGCCGTTCGAAGTGGGCTCGATCGCCACCATGGGCGAACGCCTGATGGAGCAGTTCGTGGACCCGACCGTGGGCGGTGACAAGCTGGCCAGCCGGGCGTTGCACATGCTCAGCGACACCTTTGCGATGAACCCGACGCCGCAGGCGATCAAACCGGTGCTGGAGTTGGGTTACAACGAAAACACCTTTACCGGGCGGCCGATTGAAGACCAGTCGATGACCCGTCTCAGCCCAAGCCTACGGGCGCGGCCGGACACCACGCGCCTGGCCGAAGCGTCGAGCCGCGGCATCGAAAGCGCGCTCGACGTGATCGGCGCGCGCAACTCGGCCCTGTCGCCGGTCCAGATCGATCACTTGATTCAGGGTTACCTGGGCGCGGTGGGCTCGACCGCCATTGGCATGGCCGACACCTTCTGGCGTGGCGCGCAGGGCGAAGAGTTGCCGGCGCGCAGCTGGGATGAATACCAGCCAGTGAAGCGCTTCTACAAGGATTTGACCAAGGAGGCCAATTACACCCGCTACGGGACCGACTTCTACAACGCGCTGAAGAAGTCCGACCAAGCCTATGCCGACCTGCAACACCTGGCCAAGTACGGTGAGGAAGAGAAGGCCGTGGCCCTGGAAGGCAAGCAGGCCGACGTGCTGGCGCTGCGTGGCACCCTGAACAAGGTCAACCGGGACATGTCGCGAATCAACGCGGAAATGAAGCGCATCCAAGTCGACAAGGACATGGACGGCGGCACCAAACGCTTGGAGCTGGATCGCCTGCGTTCGATGCGCAACCTGATGACCGAGGAAATCGGCAAGGACTTGGAGCAGCAGAAGACGGCTAAGCGGGCGTCCGAGGCGCAATAAGGGCGACCGCCACAATCAGCGCCGGGACCAGGATAACCGGCGCCTTAAACACGCAAAGGGCAAGGATGCCCAGCGGGAGCCAGCCGAAGACGATCAGCAGGAACCCGCCAAGGGTTTGCCAGTGCGCGGGCACCTGCGTGTAGATGAAGGCGCCAATGATGGTCAGCAGCACGCCAAGGCCGGCGAAATCGGACAGCATAAGGTCGTGCTCCGGTGGAAAGTGCTGATATGATAGCACTGCCGAATGGTGATGCCTCCGGGTGTTCATCAGATACGGCTTGGGAACTGGCGCGTGATCCGGCCCCGAGCCGTCCATGAAGATGACGGCGCATCTGAATGGGCCTCTGAACAGTGATGGCCGCCACTGAATTGCGCTTAGCGGCTGATGTACCCCCTCCGAAATACCACTTTCCCCCTCTTTCTGTCTGGCAATCAGCCATTACGTCGCCATTTGGTTCCGTAACAGCACCATAGCGACTATTATCTGACCATATTAAAATGGACTGGCCAGGGGCGCCGCATGATTGAAGAGCTGAAACAGGCCGTCGAGGCGACCAAAGACCCGACCACTTACCCGGTGATGACGTATGCCTGGGTGGTGCTGATCGCGGCGTGGGGCGGTCTGGTGCGCTTTCTGAACTCGCGGCGAGAGCGCAAGGAAACGCTCGGCGAATCGCTGGGCACGTTGTCGATCGGTCTGATCACTTCAGTTTTCGTCGGTGTGCTGACGTTTTACGCCTGTGAAATCGCCAACTTCGAAAAACTAACGACGGCCATTTGCGTGGCTGTTACCGGGCACTTGGGCGCGCAGGCCATGCAGCTGTTTGAGAAGGCCATGATCAGCCGCCTGAAAGCCTTGTTTAAAGTGATCTTCGGTTCTGACTCGGTAGATACCCCATGAAAACCCCGCTAATCCTGGCTGACTTCGAGCTGGCCGCCGCTACCCTGCGCGTGCCGGTGGCGGCCATCCGCGCCTTTGCCGAAGTGGAATCACGCGGATCGGGCTTTTTGCCCGACGATCGCCCGGTGATCCTGTTCGAGCGCCACGTATTTCGCCGTCAGTTGCTCGCCCATGACGTCGCGCCAGGCATCGTGGCCAACCTGGAAAAGACCCGCCACGACCTGTGCAACAAAACCCCGGGCGGTTACGGCGCCAGTTCCAAGGAATGGCAGCGCCTCGATGATGCGGTGCAGATCAATCGACCCGCCGCCCTGGAGTCGGCCAGCTACGGCGCCTTCCAGGTGATGGGCTTCAACTGGAAGCGCTGCGGCTACACCAGCGTGCAGGACTTGGTGAATGCCATGTTCAAGAGCTCGGCGGCGCACCTCGACAGCTTTGTGCGCTACATCCAATCCGACGCCAAGCTGCTCAAGGCCTTGCAGGCGCAGGACTGGCCGACGTGCGCACGTCTTTATAACGGCGCGAATTATTCGATCAATAAATACGATACCAAACTCGCCGCGGCCTTCGCCCGGTACAGCTAAGGGGATGACAGCATGGCGGACTGGCAAAAGATGTTGAGCACGGTGGCGCCGTGGATCGGCGCGGCGGCTACCGGTGGCGTACCGGCCCTGGTCGGCATGGCGGCCGTGCAAGTGGGCCAGGCCTTCGGCACGGACGTCAAAGCCACCACTGATGCCATCGCCCAAGCCATTGGCGGTGCGTCGCCTGACCAGCTGCTGGCGCTGAAGAATGCCGACAATGCCTTTGCTTCGAAGATGCAGGAACTCGGCTTTCAGAACACCCAGGCCCTTGAGCAAATCGCCGCCAATGATCGTGACAGCGCGCGGCAGATGCACACGGCGACGCGCGACTGGTCAACCCCGGTTATCAGTTACATGGTGATGGTTTCGTTCTTCGGCGTGCTGTACCTGATCCTATCGCAGAACGTTGATGTCCCGGCCTCGATGCGCGACGTGGTGATGATGATGATCGGCACCTTGACCGCCGCCTTCACCCAAGTGCTGAACTTCCGTTTCGGCACGTCGGCCGGCAGCAAGGACAAAACCGAACTGCTCAAAGGCTTGCGCCCGTGAGTTTCATTGACTACCAGGCCTATCCCGACCTGGTGCCGCTGGTGGAGGGTTTGCGCAGTCAGTGGCAAGCCTTGCGCCAGGAAGCGCGGGCCGAGGTTGGTGCGTTCTTCAAGAGCCCGGAAGTCGACATTCAGAACGCCGAGGACATCCGCCTGTTCATCCTGCCGCTGAAGTGGCAAGGGCAGACGGTCAATGCCGGGCATGGCCTGGCCTATGCCGAGGAAATACTTGATCGCGTTCCAAACACCGCCAAGGCGATCGCCAGCCCGCTGGTGGTGTCGGCGATGTTCTCGCTGTCGGTTCCGGGCTGCGAGCTGATTCCGCACATCGACAATGAAGAGTGGATCGGTCCCGTGTGGCGCATTCATATCGGCCTGGATTGCCCGGACGGGTGCGGCCTGATGGTCGATGGCCAGGTGCAGGAATGGCGCGACGGTGAAGCGTTGATGTTCGACAGTGCGCGGGTGCAGCACTCGGCTTGGAACCGAGGCACCGCCCCGCGCCTGATCCTTATTGTGGACGTGGCACGTCTTCAGTAGCGGCGCACGGTCCGGAATGGTCGGCGCGGCGTGAACACGTCCAGCCAGCTGGCGGAACCGTGCATTTGTGCGGCGTGGCGATGCTGGCAAAGAACGACTCTTGCGCCGCACGCCATAGCTCGCCGTTCATCTGCACGGCGGCGAACCACTTGCCATCCTTGAACAGCATGTATTGGTTCGCTTCGCCCTGCGCTTCCCACGTCAAATCAGGGAAGCAATCCGGGCATGGCGCTTCGCCCTGCTCGAATGACTCAGGCGTTTGACCGGTGGTATAGCCAATTACGCCGTGATCCTCGCAGGTTGCACAGCGCGGCGGCTTGACCGGGGTATTGATAAAGTACGATTGCACCGCCGTGCGCATCTGCGTGAACACAGCGTCACGCTGAATATTGTTGCGGCAAATGTCATCTTCGATCTGGTCGAAGCGGGCGCGCAGTTCTTGCGGGATTGGATGGCTCATAGATCACCTCTGATTTAGAAAACTTCGATGTCACCGCGCGGCCAGATCAGCCGCGCCCCATACAGCGCCTCGGCGTGGCTGATGCTGTCGCCGCTGCCCATTTGAAACACCGGGTAGCCCGGCACCCGAACAAACCAAGATTTCTTTTTCATGGCGTGCGGGTGTCGCGACTGCTGCCGTGCAACGGCTTCTGCCCGTCGTTCAGGTGCCACTGCCAGACCGCCCGGCACTGGCCGTTGGTGCAGCGTCGCTGGCGCTGCGTGCCAATGTCGCTCAATGGCTCACCGCAGCGCGGACAGGGCTTGCCTTGTGGGGCTTCAAACATGGCTAGCGCTCGTCGGTGCTGGTAACTTTGCCGGCCAGGTGCGAGCCTAGCTCGGAAATACCGATCCCGCTGACACCAATAAACTCTTTCCCGGTTTTGGTGTCGGTGATGACGTAAATACCGCGCTGACCGTCATACGCTAACTTGTCACGGAAGACGTCGATGCGCTCAACGCTGAAGCGCGTAGAGCTTTGAATGGTCAGCGCGGTAGGTTGGTAACGCTGGCGCTGATCTGGCGATATTTCATCGCAGGCGACCAAGGCCAAAGCGGCGACCACGATAAACAGATATTTCATGCGGAGTCCTTGAGGGTTGGGCGCCCGTAGACGCCCGGTGGTTGGTTAGTTGTTCCAGGGATAATAGAACTCGCATTCGAGGTCGGTTTTGTCCAGTTCGATGCTGATGCCGCCGCTGTAGATGTTGGCCAGGTATTTCTCGATGCCCCACACACAGTTTTTAAAGGCCGTGGAGTTGCTGCTATCACCCTTGACCCGCATGGAGTAACACTTGCCGTCTTTGCCGAAGGCCATGGTGATGTCGCACTCATAGCTTTCATGAACGCATTCCGGTGAAGCGTACAGATACCATTGTCCGGCGCAGATGCCTTCAACCTGCTCAATGATGAACGTCGGGCGGTCTTCGCCGCTGAATTTTTCCGGCTCTTCCGACCAGCGCTTGGTCAGTTCGGCGCACAGCTCGGTGACCTTCATGGTTGGAGGCAGAATACCGGTGGCTTCGCGCACCATGGCTACCACTTGACCGGCGACGCCGCCTTGGGCATCGCTGACGACCTTTTCCACCAGGCCGCAGACCACCTCACCGAAGCGAACCAAGCCGTCGAACTTGTCAGGCATAGCGGCACTCAGTTGCACTTTCAGGTTCTTGCGGAACTCGGAGTTGTAACCGAACACGTCGCCGACCGCCTCCGACACAGCTTTTTCCAGCACTTTGTCGACGGCCGCCTGCAACTTTTCCGGGGCCAGTGCGGCGGTGATGGTTTCGCCCAAGATGCTTTCCAGGTCTAGATTAAGATTCATCAGGTATTGCCTCTGTTAGAAGTTGTAGTTGATTAAGCAGGTTCGGTTTCGGTGGTGGTTTCTTCCTTCGGCATCAGCCAATCGGGAAGAAGGGTTTTTGGTGCTTCGTTCTGCATCGGCATCAGCAGAGCGAGAAAACGGTGCTCCAGGTCGCAAGCGTTAAAACGCGCCAGCACCGACGTAGCGCGGCCAGTGGACAGCAGTTCAACACCCCAGCCGGTACGATTAGTCGGGATCAGCAGCTTGGCCACCGCATCCAGTCGCGCCAGGTAGTGGGTATTGACGCACGGAAAGGCCGTGCCGGCTTCGCGCTTTAGGTCGATCACTCGGCGGTAATCGGGGTACTTGCCGTCGATGATGTCGATCTTGCTCATGTGCGTGGTGCTGGGGCTAAACGGGTTGATGTCGTCACGCGCCACCTCATCGGTATCGACGACGGCGCCGTGCTGCGTGATGTACAGCAACGCCGGGGCATTCAGGCGGCGGGCGCTGCCCTTGACCGAGCAGGCGCTGATCAGTCCCTTGCTGATATGGCCGACAATGATGGGTGCCGCCACCCAGCCATCGGGATCGTGAATCAGGCCAAGGGTGTGGCCGTCGGTGGCGACGATCACCACACCTTTCTCAGGATGCGGCTCGATGAAAATGCCGTTCAGGTAATAACGCACGTCCTGCACCGCAGCGAACACGTTCATCGCGGCGAAGTATTTCGGGTTAACGCGGGCAATCGGTTGCATGCAGTGATGCCTCTGCAATGGCGCCCGTAGGCGCCGGTTAGGGTTGGATTAGTAAGTGATCGCGACGGCGGGGATTTGCTGCTTGATGATCGCGGTGATGATCGCCTTGGCTTCAGCCTGCGACATGAAGCTTTCCGGCTGACCTTCGGCGGACAGGTTGACCAGCACCAGCGCATCGAGCGCGGCCTTATTGGTCGCCCCGCAGTGCGCACGGTTGGCGGCGCGGGCTTCGTCGTCGCGGCGTTGCTGGTCAGCGGCAGCCTGTTGCAGGCGATCGCGTTCGGCCTGCTCATCGATGGCCTTCTGGCGCGCATCGGCGGCGGCCTTATCCGCGCGCTGCTGGGCCTGGCGGCGTTCGTCTTCGGCGCGCTGGTTGGCGGCGGCCAGGTCCTGCTGCGCTCGGCGCTCGCTGTCTTCGGCATCCCGCACACGCTTGGCGTCGGCATCGCGCTTCTCTTGCTGCTCACGCTCAACCCGGGCGCGCTCGTTGGCCACTGCCAGGTCGGCGGCGTCTTTGATCCGCTTTTGTTCTTCCAAGGCGGCGATCTTGCGGCGGTTTTCGACCAGTTCGGCCTGTTCCGCTTCGTATTGCTGACGCTTGGCCAGCGCCTCTTTCAGCACGGTGATGCCGTAGGCGCGCTTCTGTTCGGCTTCTTCCAGGCGATGGCCGAAATCCTCAACGGTCAGCGGCTCCTGTTCCAGGCCGAACAACGCGCTTTGAATCTCGTCGGCGGTGGCGTCAGCGGCCAGGGTGAAGCGTTCCACCACCTGATCAATGCCGGATTGCAGGCGATCCTCTTCGGCATCGCGTGCGGCCTGCCATTCGTTCAGCGGGGCGCGCACTTCATCACGCAAGGCGTCCATGTCCGTTTCGAACTGGCGCAACTCGGCCTCAATCGGCTTGGTCATTTCCTTGAGCTTCTTCAGGTACGCCCGGCCAGCGGCATCAACGGCGGTTTTCGAACGCGCCACGGTGGCGGCCACCGATGCAATACGCTTGCGGCCTTTGTCGGTGCTCAGGTCCGGCACTTCATTGATCACCGCCGCACGGGCCAGCTCAACGAACTGGCTCAGGGTGTTGTGACCGAAGATGCTTGGCGCTTTCTCGGGGCTGAGTTCCGGCAGCTTGATCAGTTCGGTAGCCGGCGCTTCGGTGGTTGGGGTTTCAGCGGCGGCGTCCGCTGCTGGTTTCTTCTTAACTGCCATGTCGTCAATGCCTCTGCGTGGGGTTGGGTTAAGCGTCTTTGTTGGGTTTACGAATCTTGGCGGCAAATTCTTCAGAGAACTCGCGCTTCGGTTTATCGTCGCGGCGGGTGCCAGGCTCTTCGGCGTGGTCCGCCTCATACTTGATCACGTCACTCAGCAAATACCCGGGCTTGCCAATGATCACGCGCTTCGGGCCTTTGCCTTCGTTGAACCAGTTTTGCAGGGTACGCGGGGTCAGGTTCCAGCGCTTGGCCAGTTCAACCTGCGTCAGCACGCGGTCTTCAGTTTCAGCGGTCATACTCGGGGCACTCGTCAAGGTTGGGGGTGTCGTCGCCGAAATACGGTTCCTCGGCGGCTGGTTGTTGGGGCTTATTTTGCTGCTGTGGGTGCTGACGATTCTCTTCGATCAACACCTCTTCTTTTTGGTCGCCCTGACTCATGATCGCCTTCAGGCGCGACGGCTGGCCGGGCTTGTGCTCGACCTTCAGCGGCTGTGTGGTGTCTTGCTCCAGGTCGAACTGCATCGCCTGGTTGTCGTGCTCGATCACCCGGCTCAGGTCTTCGCTGTCGGTCGGCAGTTGCTTGAAGGCGCGCTTGATCACCGCCTTGATTGCAAACTGATCCTCCCAATTGTTCCAGCCTGGGCCATTCTTGGATTTGGACATCGAGCGCACGGTGGCGATGTCCCGGGCGTTCATCACCTCGCGCTTCACCTCGCCATTGTTCAGCTTGATGATGCAGTAGGCGGCGATGACCGGGCCGGCATCGTCGGCGCCCATGTACGGTTTGTGCACGATGCGCGGCAGGTCGCCACGCTCGTATTCAAACGTGTCTTTCTGGCGCACGGCCACGCCATCGACCATGGCCACGTCGCCCGTGCGGTACAGGATGTTGATCAGGCCGCGCACCATCGGCATGTACTGCGCTTGTTTCTCCCAGCGATCCGGCTTTTCGTTGGGCTTGCTGACCTTGCAGTTGTACGGCTGAATGACGGCTTCTTTACCGTCGGGCAGCAAGCCGTCCTTGGCCGCCAGCATGATCGAACCCATCAGCGACGGCATGGTGCAGGTCAGCAGCTCCGGGTTCATGCTGACCACCGTCATGGCGGTGCGAATGAAGCGGTCGACATCGATGCCTCTCGGCAGTTGCGCGGCGATCTGCTCGCGTTGGTTGCCGCTCAACACTTGCTTGAAGGCGGCGACCGGGCTAAGCGGCTTCTTGTCGTCGGTGGTGGTTACGGTAGTGCTCATGCTGAAAGCCTCGAAACGGTTAAGGGATTACTGCGCCTTGGTGTAGATGCGCATCATGCGGTAACCCGAGCGACCGCCCAAACGCTGACCAATGTGCGCCGGGGTGATCAAGGTGCCGGCGCTGTCCTTGGTGGTGCCGGCGCTGATGCTGAAGCCGGGCACCAGCACCTTGGCGTTATGGCCGATGGTCACCAGGATTTCAGCCTTGAGGGCGCTTTTCTTTTCGTCGGCGGCTTTGTATTCCTTGCCGGCCGCTTCATGCAAAGCGATCAGTTCTTTCAAGCGTGCGTTGTCGCTCATGTCGACGGTCTTGCCGTTGTCCTGGTACAGCAGCTGGGCGATGGTGTCGCCGTCGGCGCTGAAGTCCGGGGCCGGCGCCTTGCCGGTGTCGACCATGTGCCAGAACTCACCGACCTTATCGACGATAGCGCGGCCAATGCTGCGATCGCGCTGACGCAGGAACGGCGACGGCATGTTGCCACCGACCAGCGGGGCGATCAGGGTCCATTCCATGTCGGCGGTTTCTTGCTGGTGCTGCACTTGCAGCTCAATGTGCGGCGGCGCTTCCATAATGTGCTCGTCGACAATCCAGGCGCGCTTGAATTGCAGGCCGTCGACGTTCTTCACTTCCATGATGCCCGGGCCGTTTTCGCGGAACGCATCGCGGTAGGTTTCATCGGTGCCGGTGTAGTCCTCGGCCAAGCCGATAATCTTGAAGTCGAACGACGAGCCCATGCGCAGCTCAGGGATGCGGGCGTAGACCTTGAACGGCTCGACGATCAGGCCGGTGTCTTCGGCGATGCCGTAAGCAATGGCCGCTTCCAGGCGGTTACCCCAACGGATGCGGTCGTTCAGTTCAAAGTCGGCTTCGAGCTGGCCGGTCTTGGCGTGATACAGGTTGTACGGCGTGGAGTACGGCGAGCAGCCAAACAGGGCCGCGGCTTCGGTCGACGTGATGTCGGCGGCGCGCATGGCCAGCCATTCGGCTTCAGTGGTAAAGGTTAAGAATTCGCGCTTCATGGATGCCTCAAAGGTGATGACTGTGGAAGCCGTATAATGGCGAATTCGTTTCGCCTTCGCAACCGTTATTTTCGTCGAGCGCTGGCGATAGTTCGTTACATTCTCGACAGCAGGACCGGCGATGCCCATTCCAACACCACCGATTGCGCCGTGTAGGGGCCGGACAGGTTGAAGGTGCCGACCTGGTAGCCTCGGCGCACGGTGGCCAGGACCGGCGAGCCGCCTTCGATCTTGGCGTAACAGAAGCGCCCGACGGCATCGCCCGCGACTTCGCTGGGGCGCACGCAAAAGAACGACCATCCATCGAGCCAGGCATTGGCCGAGTCGGCGGTGTGCGCCTGGAGTGCGATCACCCCCTCGGGCAATCCATCGGGCGCCGGGATGCGTTCGGGCCTATCGAGCAGTTCGACGGTGCCGTCACCACGCATAAAGCCGAGCATCGGTAATCTATTGTCGCGCACCCCTCCAATGCCGGCCGCTTCAGCAACGCGCGCCAGGGGCACGCCGAAGATTTTCGCCAGCTGGTTGGCTTCATCCAGCTGCATGCGCCGCTTGCCGGAAAAGGTCAGGGATAGCTGCGAGTGCCCCAGGCCCATACGGCTGGCAACGGCGCGCAGGGAGAGTTTTTGCTGTGCCATCAAGGCCTTGAAAAAACGTTTGTCGACGGTCATGGAATGCCTCACATGCTTATAAGTACGCAAAGGAGTTGCGTCGCTCGTCGCCCGGTTATAAGATGGAACCATTCCAAACCATAGCGAACCAACATGAGGCTAGCAGCATGAGTGAAAGGCTGCTGAAAAAATCGGAAGTTGAACAGCTCACCAGCTTGTCAGCCTCCGAAATTGTTCGGCAAGAGAAGGCGGGGACGTTCCCCAAACGGATCAAGCTCGGCGCGCAACGTAGCGCTTGGGTAGGTTCGGAAATCGACGCTTGGATTCAGGCGAAAATCAAAGCTGCAAGGAGTGACACCTAAATGGCTCAAATGTTCGACACCTTCCGTATCGGCAACGAACCGGAACTGCGCTACCTCGGTGACGGCACCGCCGTGTGCAACCTGTCGTTGGCATTCAACTACGGCAAGAAGGACCAGCAAACCGGCAAGCGCCCGACGCAGTGGGTGGACGCTGTGCTGTGGGGCAAGCACGCGGAAGCGGTCGCTGAATACCTGTTCAAAGGTAGCGAAGTCACTTGCGTGATCGATGATCCGCACGTCGAGCAGTTCACCAAGGGCGATGGCAGCCTGGGCACTAAGCTCACCGGGCGCATCAGCACCTTGAAGCTGGTCGGCGGTCAGCCGCAGCAACAGAACCAGCAACAACAGCCGGCGCCACGCCAGCAACAACAACGGCCAGCGCAGGGCAATCAACAACAACGCCCGTCAGGCAACCCGCAGCAACAGCGCCAGCAGCAGGCCACACCGCAACCACAACCCGATTTTGATAGCTTCGACGACGACATACCTTTTTAGGAAAATCGTTACAAATCAACAAGTTACATAAGATAATTAATCTGAGATAGAGGCATCAATGAACCTGATCAAAAACGCCGTTGTATTCTCCGCTGAACTCCCATCCCGCGACCTGATGTTGGGCCACCTGGCCGAGATACCGTTTGCCCCGGTTGGTGAAACCTTTGTGTCGCGGGCCGGCTTTATTCTCAACAGCACCACTGCCGAACTGGTCACGCCGATTGAAGGCGGGTACTCCTTCAGTGTGCGCCTGGATGAAAAGCTGCTACCGAAAACCGCGGTCAAGCGTGCGATTGCTGACGCGATCATTGACTACGCCGAAGCCGAAGAACTGGAAGTGTCGGACCTGGATGAAGACCTGATCGGCCTGCTGAAAGAGCAGACCATGGCCAAGCTGATCGCCAACGCGCTGATCAAAACCACCATCGTGCATTGCTTCTACAGCGAAGCGGCGCAGTTCCTGATTGTGCCGACCACTAGTAGCCCGTTGGCGCAGGTGGTAATGGGCCTGCTGATCAAGGCCGTGGGCTCGGTCAAGACGTCGACCATTCATGTGTCGAACATCAAGGGCGGTCTGACCACACGCCTGAAAAACTACCTGGGCATGGATGGCGAAGACAGCGACGAAACCGCATTCGACGGCTTCAAGCTTGGCGCCTCCTGCTTGCTGAAGCTGAAGAGCGACAAAGCCAAGTTCGACATGCACGACCTTACCGAGGCGAGCGCGGGCATTCGTGAGGCGTTGAGCGGTGAAATGGAAGTCGAGTTAATGGAACTGATCCACAACGACGTTGCTTTCAAGTTGACTCACGACTTCAAGTTGCGCGGCTTGGACTTCGGCGGCGAGCTGACCGAGGAAGAAGAGCAGAAACTTGAAGAAGCGGATGCGGCCTTTGCTTGGCGCCTGGTCGCGGCCACGCAGTTGTTGCAGGTAGTGGCGCTGATCGACGCTCTGTGTACGTTGTTCGAGTACAAGCGCGAGCCGTTGACTGATGCCCATATTCGTACCGCGCCAGCTGATGAGGTGCCATTGGCTGAAGGTGAAGTTGATCCGCTGTATGCCGAGGCCGTGGCCTTCGTTCGTGAAGGCGAGCGCGCCAGCATCAGTGCCGTTCAGCGCCAGTTCAAAGTTGGCTACAACCGAGCGGCGCACATGATCGAGCGTATGGTTGAGGATGGCGTTATGACGCCTGGCCCTGACTACTGCGTTTACCAGGAAAACGATTTGTATCGCGCCCAGGCTAAAATCTGATGACGTACCGGGTTGACTGGAAACTGCATTACCAGTCGCCCCGGATTCGCGGCAAGCGCTTCGCACCGAAGCGCCCCGTGAACTGGAAAGGCGGCGTGTCGATGACGTACAAAAACGACAAGGAGACGATGACCGATACCCGCGAATGGGTGTCACCATTCCCATTGAAGCGGGATCAGGCGTTGGACATCATGAAGGCCATGCTTCAGGACATCATCGACGAAAGCGGCCAGGGCGCCATCGATGCGGCGTTCTGGATGGAGGTCACTTGAAGGGATATTTTCGAAAACTTCCAGGCGGCACGCTGGTGCCGGACAATGACGAAACCGTGGCCTATTTGCAAAAGATCAAGACCGGTTCCGTGATCAGCGGCGAGTTTGTCCAGCCGCGCAACTACAAGTTCCTTCAGAAAACTATCTGCCTGTTCCAATACTGCTTTGATGTGTTCGCTGAGCAGATGGAAGAGAGTCACCTGGAATACAAGGGCCAGAAAGCGGAGCCGTCATTTGACCGGTTCCGCCATGACCTGACGATCTTGGCCGGTCACTACGATGTCACCTACGACATCACCGGGGCGGTAAAGCTGGAAGCCAAGAGCCTGAGCTACGGCAAGTGTTCGGAGCAGGAAGCCGAGCGGATTTACAACGATGTGATCAACGCCGCATTGAAACAGGTGTTCCGCATGAGCATGACCGAGCAGGAACTGAAAACCATCGTCGATCAAATATTGGGGTATGCATGAGCCGGAAAAGCAACAAGCTACGCGACTCGGCCAAGGGTCAGGACTGCACCATGCGCATTTGGGGCGTGTGCAACTTCCGACCGGAAACGGTGGTGCTGTGCCACTTGCCATGTGGCGACAAAGGCATGGGGATGAAGAGCCCCGACAACATGGCGGTGTTCGCCTGCTCGGCCTGTCATGACGTGCTCGACGGCCGGACTAAGCGCAATGAATCCATCGACTGGCGCGACGTGCTGCGCGCCTTGGCAGAAACCCAAGGCTACTGGATTAACCACGGCCTGATGACGATCAAGTGAGGGATTCATGATTATAGGGATTGATCCAGGCGGATCGGGCGCCCTGGTGGCGCTGGACGTACACGGCGCCATCATCGACACGCTACTGATGCCAACCATCAAGGTCGGCACCAAGACCGGTATCAACGGCGCAGCGATCGCGGCGTGGATTGCCAAGCTGAAATGGGATCACACCGCCAACTGGCATGCGTGCATTGAATTGGTTAACGCCATGCCCAGCGGTCCGCCCGGCGCCAAGCGCGCCATGGGAGTTGGTTCGGCCTTCAGCTTCGGCAAAGCTGCCGGCCTGGTTGAGGGGGTAATCCAAGGCGCCTGCATTCCGTTGACGCTGGTCACGCCGCAAGCCTGGAAGAAGCACGCCGGGCTGATCGGCAGCGATAAAGATGCGGCGCGATCGCGCGCGATACAACTTTATCCGTCCTGTCGAATCTTGGACCTGAAGGGCAAGGGGCAGGCCGTGGCTGATGCGATATTGATCGCGCGCTACGGGCTTTTCCGTGAGTTCGGCGGTTCGATTTAGTCACCGTTCGGTGATGTCAAGAAAAATAACTGCTATATCTGGTTGGAGTGCCGCGAGTTTTAAGCGGTACACTCCCGCCGCGTTCAAAAAAACGTAAACGCCCACCTTGGCGGGTGGTATTATTTCATTAGGCCTCTCCAAGGTCAGTGCAGGTGTAATGGAACCTGTCCGCCAACACCTCTCTGGTGACTGATCTTGGAAAGGCCTTTTTTATGGGCTCTAAAAAGTGAAAGGAATGAATTCACAGTGCGCATCAATCCTCAAATGGATGCGCGACGGTAAACCCATCACCCCTCTGTTGGCCCTGGATCAGTTCGGTTGCTTCCGACTGGCCGCCAGGATCAACAACCTCCGCGACTCCGGTCACGCCATCGATGCCACCATGATCGTCGTCACCAATCGCGACGGCAGCCAATCCCGCGTCGCCGAGTACCGGCTGAGCGGGGTGTCGGCATGATGCCTTCCTGCTCGAACGCCATCAGCCGCACTGCGCGACGTCAGCACACTTGCTGCGAGTGCCGCGCCACCATTCAGCCTGGCGATGTCTACGAATACGCCTCGGGCGTGTGGGACGGCACGCCTGGCAGCTTCAAGACCTGCATGCTCTGCATCGATGCGCGCAACTTCTACGAGGGTGACTGCGACTCGACGTCGTTCCGCGAGCATGATGAAGGCGCTTACACCTTCACCCGCTTGGAACAAGACCTGCTCGACTTCGCGGGTGATTGCCGGCCAGGCACCGGCCTGAAGTTTGGCGCCTATCGCCGGGCGCTTGAAATTCGGCGGCGCCGGACTATTGCGCGCGATCAATACAACCAGGGGCTTGCCGCCAGGGCAGTGGCACGGGGTGAAGTATGAGCATGATGCTAATGGTTGCCGCGCTCAACACCAAGGTTGGCAACCCTCTACGAAAGTTGGTGCTGATCAAGCTCGCAGACAATGCCAGCGATGTGGGTGAGTGCTGGCCAAGCTATCAGCACATCGCTGATCAGTGCGAAATCAGTAAGCGCTCGGTTATGAACCACGTCGAAGCGCTGTGTGTTGCCGGGCTGCTCCGTAAAGAAATGAGGGCGGGGCCGAAGGGTAATTCCAGCAACATTTATTTTCTGACTTTGGGGGGTGCAGCAAATTCACTAGGTGGTGCAAATGCTGCACCACCTGGTGCAGGAGATTCACTAGGTAGTGCAGGAGCTGCACCAGGGGGTAGTGCAGGAGCTGCACCCAGAACCAGTCACTCTTTTGAACCAGTCAAGGAACCAGTCAAGGAACCTAAGGCGAAACAAGTTTCGCAACTCGACATTTCCAGTTTTCCTGAGCAGCCAAGCGCTGACGTGTGGACTGACTACATCGGCCATCGCAAGGCGAAGAAAGCCCCGCTCAACCAGACCATTGTCAACCAGATCGGCAAAGAGCTTGCGTTAGCCGTAGTCGCTGGCTGGTCCGTGGATGATGCCTTAGCTGAGGCGATGGCTGCCGGCTGGCAGGGGTTGAAATCACAATGGCTTGAAAACCGGGTGAAGCCGAATGCGTTACGCCAGACTGGCGGCTCTGGCGGATTCAACAAGCAAACACAGCTCGAAGCGCGCAACGCCCAGGCGGCTGCCGAATTTGTGGATGACATCGAGGGTTGCTACCCATGATCAGCGCTGACGCAAAAGAATTTGCCACGATCATCGAGGCAACCATGGCCGTCTACGGCAAGGACGTCTCTAAGCCGGTGATCCGCATCTACTGGATGGCCCTGATCGAATACGACATGGAGGCCGTTCGTCGGGCCTTCGGCGGCTGGATTAAAAACCCGGACCAAGGCCAGTTCGCGCCGAAGCCGGCCGACATCATTCGCATGATAGATGGCGCCACCGGTGACCGAGCTATGGTCACCTGGTCCAAGGTCGACAAGGCGGTGCGCATGGTCGGGCATTACCAGTCGGTGGCCTTTGACGATCCGATCATTCATCGGGTGATCGATGAAATGGGCGGCTGGCGCAAGGTATCAACGCTGCCGACGAACAAAGACATGGAGTTTGCCGGGATTGAATTTATCAAACGTTACCGCGCCTACGCGCTGGCTGGCGGCGTGGGTGCAGAGTTCCCGGCGTACCTGATCGGTGAAAACGAGGCCTCGAACAACAAGGACGGTTATCACGGGATTGATCACATCACCCTGATTGGCGACACGGCAAAGGCGCGCCAAGTTACTAAGCTTGGTAGTTCTGGCTCGCTGTTGCGGCTGGCTCAGATGGCCAACCCACAATCACCAGTCGCGGATCGTATGGTTGGGCTGCTAACGGGGGCGCTGGTCAATGATTGAATCTAAGCGCTGCCTGCATCGCGGGTATTACCTGCGCTCGCTGACCGAGGGTGATTGGGCGCTTGCGCTTGACGCCCTCGGTGTTCGCTACCTGTACGAGCCTGAAATAATTGCTGGGTATCTTCCGGACTTCCTGCTCACGCATGCGGGCCTGTACCTGGAAATCAAACCGACACGCCCAAGCGCTGAAGAGCTGGCGAAGGCTGAGCGCTTATTTCACGCGACAGGCGTACCTATCGCCATTGCCAGCGGTCGACCTAGGGCGGAGATATTCGACCGTCGCTGGGAGGCGTGCGGAACATCCCTTCGAGTGTTTTTCGGACGGTGGGTTGAGCTATCACTGAATGACCTGAGCCGGTTGGCGTATGAGGCTGGCGGCGATCTGCTTGGCCTGAAGGTGGTCGGAGCGGCGATGAAGAGAGCGCAAGGCGAAGGCTACCGGCAGGCCGAATTCAAGGATCGCGCGAAGCAGGAACAAGCCAATCAAGGCATCAATGCGCCGATTAACGCCATCAAAATGGCTGAAGCGTATGTGCCAGGCCAGATCGAGCGAGCCATAGGTCGCTACTTACAGCGAGTCATGCAAAGGACGGCGCACAAGGAGTAAGGTGGTGCCTGGCAGTGGTATAAAACCATTGCCAGGCTTTGCCGTTGCCATGCAGGCGCGATTAACAGCGTCACAGGTAGGCGGATGTACCGGTAAGGCGCACAACGAGGCGCAAACGCGCTCTCAGAGCGTTACAGAAAAATGACTAGCTGGGCAGGCCGGTGCCAACGGGAGGGGCGGCACCGCACGGAGAACAGACATGATCAATTACGTGAAAGGTTACGGGGTGTTGGCGGTATATGTGGCGCTGACGCACGCGATGGGGGTGAACTACTGGCAGGTAGAGCCCGCCAGTCGGCCTTGGTGGATGCTGGGCGCGCTGGCGGTGCTGATGTTGGCGCCAAGGCGGCGCCAGGTGGCTTAGGGCTTCTTCAGCCAGGACAGGCCTTCATTGCGGCAGCGCTGCATCAGGCGCATCAGGCGGTCCACGCTCATACCAAACTGACTTGAGATTAGCTGCCAGCGGACACCTTCTTGGCGCAGTTCGTAAATCAGCGCCACCTCAGCACGGCCCAGCAGGCAATAGATTCCGCTGGGCCGGCCGACTACGCGCGGGAATCGATCCGTCACTGATTGAACTCTTTTTTTGGATTGAATGGCGTTGGGTTCGGTTTGGGTAGTCTGGATCGCGGAATATCCACCAGAAAGCTTTTAGGTATTGAGTGATTTAACTCCGAACCCCAGTTGTTTAGCTTGCGCCTCATTGATTCAGCTCCTTGACCTTGTCGAGACGGTCGAGAGTTGCGCGAATTTGATCGTGCAATACGTCCTGTGGGTAGCTTCCTGGGTTAACAACTTTCTCCAAAAGCTCGCGCATATGGTCTTCTGGCGTCGAACCTAATACCGGGTCTATCACCGATACCGGCGCGGGCTGCGAGGCGAACAGTGGCGTATATCCAGGCATAGCGCAGAACATCACGTCATAGGTGCGGCCATCGGATTTGCATTCAGCGCCGTGGAGTCGCTTGAACCACAGTGCCGGCTCACCCTGCCCACCCTTCAGCCGCTCGATTTCGGCAGCGAGATCTAACCGCATCGCATACTGGCCGGTCGCCTCTTTTTCAAGCCGATCGTTCTCCGCTACCAGCCTTGCGACCTTATTCGCCGAGCGATCATATTCACCCTTTGCTGAGCCAACTTCGTCTTTCAGTCGTGCGATGGCGGCTTGCAGTTCGGCGAGTTCGGGCGGGGCGGTTTCATTCTTCACATTTGGCATATTAGGCACCCTGGATTGTCTGCGTTGCGGGCCTTCCCGCCTTTCGAGGTAAAAATATCTTTGCCGATCTCATCGGAGACTTGGCGGGCTCGGATCAATTGGCCGCGCCCGAAGTCGTCGTGTTGGAATGCTTTCTCTTTCCATTTGTCACCAGACGCCAGGCAAGGGAAGCACCCTACGCGGGGGAATCCTTCGTGGTACAGCGTGTTCAGGTTCTCCCATCCAACGCATTCAGTTACCTGTTCTTCGCTCCAGTCGACTACGCACAGTCGAAACGAGACGCCTAGATTGTGCAGGTACTTTGGGTATTTGCTCGGCATCACAAGGTGCGGAGGGTACAGCTCACCTGGCAGCTTTCCGTCGTAACGCTTTGCCCTGGCCGCGCTTTCCTGGGTTCGCATCCCATACCAGACTTCAAACCCTCCTTGCTGTTCTGCCAGTGCTTTGCAGAACTTCTTTGTTGGGACGATCTTCAACTCGTCCGTGCAATGGCGAGCGCCACCGCCAGGGAATCGCCCGTACTTCGCTGACTTCTCCAGTACGTCGCCTGCGCAAATGGTGACGATTTTCACGCCGTAATGCTCAGCCATCCAGGCGATATGGGCGTAGGTCTTCGGGTGCTCGTATTGCGTATCGCAGAACATGCCCAGGATTTCAGACTTGTCGAAGTGCTCGGTAGCCAGCTTCAAACACGCCTGGCTGTCCCTGCCTCCGCTGATTGGAACGAGGCACTTGACGGTCATTCGCTTGCTCCCGATTCGGTGGGTTTGGCCATGGCTGCGTCGATAGTGCTGTCAACGTTCTCTGTGTTGAATTTAACGCCGGTAAACCAAATCGGCGTGCTCAAGTAGAACTGATGCACTGACTCGCTCTTGTCGCGCAGCCAGATATAGCGAGCAGCATCTTTCTCAAGCTCCGCATTCCGCTGCTCGGCGGCTGTCAGGTCATGCTTCAGATTGTCGACCCATTCCTGTAGGCCGACTTTCTCAGCGACTACGCCGGCCAGCTCATCCCGCAGCGCAGCCAGTTCGGCGTCCTGATCAACCACTTCGACCAGGGTATCCAGCGTGTTGCCGTCTTCGTCGCCATCCAAGTGGCAGAAGCTGCACAAGGATTGGATCGGCTCGTTGGTAGGGGTGCGCAGTCGACCGGGCCATTCGGCGACGATGTTGTGCGAAGTGCGAACCCATGCATCTTTCGTACCTTGGTAGCGGAACCGGGTGCCGTAGGGCAACGACCGGAAAGGCTTCAGGTTGACCAGGATGTCTGCCAGCGGTACATGCTCGGCGCCTTCTGCCGGATTCAGCAGCATCACGCCAGTGCCATGGATCGCGGCGTCGGTGACGGCGGCAACCACGGCGGCCGGCGCGGCAAAGAGTTTTTGCCCTTCGACGGTGCCGGTGCTGTGGCACCAGACGCAACCGTCAAAGCCGTACTCTTTACCGGTGCCGTTGCAGAATTGGCATTTGTCAGTCATAGCGGTGACTCCGTGATCTTTCGATTTCATCCGAGCCGTAATCGCCGTCTGGCTCGTACTCGTCGTTGGGTTCTTGTGGATCGATCGGTTTGCGCGGCGGCGGCACGTACAGCGGCGCGCTCGGTTTTTCGTCAGGGGTTTGCATGTGACAGCCTCTCAGCCAGCGCCTTTACCCGCGCCTCGTTCACTTTCACGTCGGCCGCATGCTGGTCGATGATTGATTGCAAGGCTTTCAGCGCGCCAAGGTGGATCATTTCCCGGCCGCGAATCATCTTCGCGTTGTAACCGGCCTCACGGCCGCCATGCACGGCGACGTCGATGCGGATGCCGTTCACAGTCACGGCATAACCACCTTGACCGCCAAGCCCGCGAACGGTGCCCAAGGCACTAACAGACGATTCGTGCGCGGCGCGGGACTTCTCCAGGTTGGCTGCCGCCGCTTGGATCGCTTCAATGAGGGCTTTCATTGTGCTCTCCTTTGCGCTTCACGCTTGGCGTGGTCGCGCGAATACAGCATCAGGTCAGCAATGCAGTAGGCTTGGTTGGTCAGATCGAGCAGGGCCATTTTTTGTGGATTGGTCGCTATCAGGGTTGGCAAAATGCGCATGGCGAAGTCATCGCGCAGGTCATCCAAGAACTGATTGGTTGGTTCTGGCGCTGGCTTGGCGATCAGGCTGGCAATGTGTTCTTCCAGCGACGCCTGATCGCGCCACCAGTCGACCGGGTCATGCACCATGCCGAATCGCTCGCACAGGCTGCGGTGAAAGTTCTGGAAAGCCTTTTCGCCTTTGTAGTCCGGCTTGTAAGCGTCCGGCATGGTTTGTTCGGCGTGCAAAAAGCCATTGATAAGCGGCTTCAGGTCAGGGTGAGTGCTTACCACGTTCTGCGCGTTCCGATTGATCGTTGCCCAGCAATCGGGCGCGGTCTTCACTTGCAGAACTTGGAATTCACCCTTGCCGTCCCGTGCTTCATAGCCGACGACAGCCAGCCAGGTGCGGAAGTCGTTAACCTGGTTCAGTTTCAGCAGGTTGCGGTGGTAGGGCTTGCTCATAGATACCTCGGGTTGTGGTGGGTGGTGCTTCAGGAAAGCGCTCTCGGTGAAAGCGCAGACCTCAAACGCCTTAGATCAACTTGGCAGCATGGGCAAGCCAGTAACCGCCCATGCTCAGGGCGCCGGCAATGATCGCCAGACCGATAACGAATTCAGCGGCCTTGCGCTTGCTCGGGCGGCGCGGCGCCACCATGGTGGTCAGCGGTGGTTTTTCCCCGGGCTGGAAGCGGTAACCGTGCGAGGTCCAAAAATCCCAATACGCGGCTTCTTGACGGGTCAGGCGGGTGGCTTGCGATTTCATCCGGGGCGTCTCCAGGGGTTAGGCGGTGCAGGTGCGGTTGGCGCGTTGCGCCCGTATCAGGCTGATCAGCACAATTTCATTGGCGTGCTCGCTCGGCTTGATGTGGTTGGCGGCCAGGGCATACCCCAACATCGCCTCAGCGGCGTGCAGCATGCGCTCGGCAAAGTCATTCAACTCGGTCTTGCTGGCTTGGTCCTTGTGCAGGTCGATCAGGTCACGGGCGGCCTTGGGGATCATGGTCTTGCTCCTTAAAACCAAACGCGGCGGGAGAACAGCACGGCGGCGCCGACAATCCACGGTAGGGTTTCCGGGTCGGTGCCCGGGTGCTGCGTAAGCCAGTTGTGACGATAGATCGCGGTGGCCCGTTCGTTGCGTGGCATGCCTTTGAGGTGGCCGTTTTCATCGACGAACAGGTCGGTGGTCTGGCCGTCGTGCAGCACCGCGACGCGCTCGAAGTCGTTGCGCTCGCCAATGATTGGCTGAACGATCGCCTTCAGCTGGAAGTAATCCGGGGTGGCCGGCAGTTCGGCGGTGTGGCTTTCCTCGTCGCCGTTGGCGCGGATGATGGTGTATTCGGTGGTTTGCATGTCGATGCCTCTAAGGTTGTTTCGATGTGTGCGCAAACTGTAGATAACTTTTTCATCACGCACAATAGAGGGGATGAAAAAAACACGAAATAAACCGACAAGGCGACGAAAGCTGTTGCGGTGGTGGCGAACTATGATAATGTTCGTTCCGTCGACAGGCATTCCGCCGCTCGACTTACTTGATGAGGCAATAACAATGAGTTTTTTGGGTGCAATTTTCGGCAAAGCCGTTAAAAAGAAAACCTCCGAAATCTCGGCTGAAGTGGCCAAGAAAGTGAACCGTGATCTGGTCGAGGCCGCTGTCTACGGTTGCTTCTTCATCGCCTCCGCTGATGGCGAGCTGGAAGAAAGCGAAATCAAGAAAACGCAAAAGCTGATCGCCAACGAGAAGCTGATGAAAGGTTTTGGCGCTGAGCTGACCAACTTGATCGACGAGGCTGAAACGGCCTTCACTGAGGGCGGGCCGCGCATCATCCGTCGCAAAGCCAAGGCCGAGTTGGAAGACCTGGCTCACGACCCGGAACAAGCCGACATCGTGATGACAATCATCTGCACCGTGGCCGACGAAGGCGGTATTGGTGATGCTGAAAAAGCTGCTCTCATTGAAGCGGCGGGCTGGATGAACCTCAACGTCAAAGAATACCTGTAACCATGCGCCTGACCGACAAGGTTCGCCGAGTCGCCGCATTCGGTTTTGCCGGTGGCGTGGTGCTGGTCGATTCCGCCAGCCGGCTATTGTCGATGTGCGCCGACCTGGTGCTGGTCGTGCTGTTGTTGGCGGTGCTGATGTACCGCCGTAAACCCTGATCCCGTTTAGTGCCCGCCCTCGCGGGACTTTACTTTTTGAGTGATGAATGACGTTTGAAGACTGGTTAGCACTGCAATGGGCCATCCTGATCGAGCATGGCCTGATCAAACCGCAATAACCCACAAGAGGCATCCCTATGAGCACCAACCCCTCGGCCGTCATTCTCGGCGCCTTGTTTGACTTCGCCGGACACCTGCGCACGTCCGACATCATCAACCCGCTAAGCGGTATCGATGGCTTCGCTAAGTCACGCAAGTTGGAAGCAAAAGAAATCCCGACCATGACCTGGCGCGACCAGCTCGACACCCTGCGCGACAACGCCGAGCACCTGCCGAGCGACAGCGAACTGGTCACCGACTTGCTGTTGCTGGCCGAAGCGTTCAAAGACGGCGATCCCGACGCTGACAACAAAGTGTTCGACGTGCTGAACAATGCCGCCACCCGTCTGCGCCGGGTTGGTAGCGAGTCAGTCACGACTGAGGACGTTGAGAACGCCAGGCGCTATCGCTTCATGTCGGATATGGCTACCAACGAGCCTTTTGCCTTGGCGCTTGAAAAGGCGTCAGTCGGCGTGCTGTTTGCTGTCGAGGGCCATGAAACCAAGGAATCACTCGGCGCCGACATCGATAAGATGATGACCATCGCTATCGACGCCGGCCTTTGGCCGCTGAAGGATGGAGCGCAATGAAACTCGCCCCGGATCATTACCGCTACGTCGACACCATAGGCCCCGAAGGCCTTGAAGTGCATTGCCTGACCTACACCGTGATTGGTGAAACGCCGGCCTGCTACTACATCGCCGACGAATACACCGCACGCCTGCATGCTGGTATCCAGCAAAGCTGGATCGTGGCGCAGGTGAAGCGCAGCCGCAAGCGCGTACTGAAGGACGGCGAAGAGCACTCCAAGCGCTTCGCTTACAAGTCCAAGGATTTGGCGCTGCGTTCGTACAAGCTGCGCAAGTCGCGCCAGATCGGCCATGCTCAAATGTCACTGGAGCGGGCCAAGGCCGCTATTGGGTATTTCGGCGACCTGTCGGTGGACAGTAAGGCGCACGGCGCCGAAACACTGATCATCCCTAACGCCTACATCCAGCAGCAGCCGTGGGGTGACTGCTGATGACTGACGCTCAACTGAAAGACCTGGCTTTTGCCGTGCGCAAGGCCATCGCAGTGGGTACGGTCGCGGCCGAAGCCCGTCCCGACGATGCCGGCACCGCCAACCTCGACCACGTTTATCTGTACGGCCTGAAGCGCGTGCGCCTGGAAACCCTGACGAAGGCTGGCATCGATTGCAGCAAATGGCGGTCGGGTGAGGCGGGCGAGTTTCATTTGCGCCACCCGTTCGGCGGCCAGGGCAACCGGAACTATGCCGGCGTGCAGGCCATGTACAAATCCCTCATTGCAGACGGCGTGAAGTGCTCCGTCTACTACCAAACGGACTGACCCATGACCGCGCAAACAGAAAAACGTAAACCCTACGGCCGTTCAGCTTCCAATGAAGACAAGATGAACCTTCCGGAAGGCAAGACCTGCGGCGACTGCGTGCATTGCCGGCGCTGTACGGTGATGTTCGGCCATATCCCCGAGGACGAGTCGTGTGATTGGAGCCCGTCGCGGTTCCGCGAGGCGGTAGCTGTCATCGATGTTAAACAGGTGATGCCATGAATCGAGCAAGCCCTGTCGACCTGCGCAAGGCGATGGACGTAACCCTGGTGATCTTCAAAGCCGGCGTGTTGTTCGTGCCGATGCCGGTGCTGGACGGCGCCGATCACACCCAGCTGGTGACGCAACTCAACGACCGCTTGGAGCGCATAGCGCTGAAGTCGGAAGAGGCTGAGGCCTTGGCTGTGGTGGAGGCGCCACCCGCGGTCAAGCCTTGGGAAGCGCGCTATTTCGTCAACCACAAGTCGCGCCTGTGCAAAATCCTTCAAGGTGGCGGTCCTGCGCATGAGGCCAATGTCGCCCAGGCCAAGAAAGAACGCTTTGTCGAGGTGACGCAAGAGCACCAGGCCGAGTTCCAAGCGGACACCGACAAGGCTCGCGCCGCTGGCTGGAAGCCGTTCGGCCGCATGACTTACGCCAATTTCATGGAAAAGCAGGGGGGAAAGTGATGGATCAGAAGCGAATCATTATCGTCGGCGGCCAACGGTCAGGCATTGCCAGCATGATCAAGGCGGCGAGCAATCCTCGAGTGTTTACAGAGTTGCCGCCACGCTCGCAGCAATTCCTGCGCGACCTGGGCGAGACAGCTGAAAGCTTCAATCGTGGGCAAGAGCGCGATCAGGCTGCCAAGCAAAAACGAGCGCGCCGGATAGAGCGCAACCTGCGCAATGAGGCGCGGCAAGATCGGGCGCCCGAAGGGCTTTATCTGTACGGAGATACGTGGCTTGCCACCTGCAAGACCTGTCGTAACGATTATGAGCTGCCGTGCGAGGCCGCCGAGTTCGATCCGGGTATGAGCTATTGCGGACGCAATGAATGGTGCCTCCCATGAACAAGCGTGACGCCAAACTCATTGCCGAAACCGTGACGGATGACCAGCTGCTGGCGATGTTCGAGCGGGCCAAGACGTCGATCACCGATTGGACTGAACCGTGCAAGGTCAACCCGGGCATTACCCTCGGCGCCGCCTGGAACATCTACTACCCGTGCATCGTCAAGGGATTGCGCCCGACCAAGCTTGGCCACGTCAAAACCAACATGCTGTGGACCTTCGGCGACTACCTGGATGAAGCGCTGAAGCCGGGCAAGAAGGAAAACACCCGGTCGCCAGCGATCAGCGTGTTCCATCAAGAACCGATCTTCGAGGTATCGCCATGATCAACAAAGAAGAGTTGCAGCGCTTGGCCGAGGCCTGCCCGGTGGAGCCGCTGCGCCTGGTTGAGTATGCCGGCAACCAGATGTACTTGCGCAACACGGCCGGCATCGTGCTCGAGGTGTACCGCAATCCGTCGTTCCCGCAGTTCGCCGCGATCAATGAAGCGCATGCCAAACTGGTGGAAGCGGCAACGCCGGCCGTGGTGCTGGCGTTGCTCGCCGAGGTCAAGGCGCTGAACGACCTGGCGGAAGTGGTCGCCAAGAAGCTGCGTAGTGCGCAAATCTGCAACCCTCTGGTGGTGGACGTGTTGCTGGATGAAGCCCGCGAGGCGTTGGCCGATCATCTGCCCAAGGGTTGGCCCTGTGAGGTTGTCCGATGAAGGCTCGCATCGAGAAGAAACTCAGTAAGCGCCTGGTTCTGCTGCACCCTTCGCAGTATCGCAAGGCGTGGCTAGATAAAGACGAGCCTTCACTGTTGGCCTTTGAGCAAGGTACCAGGGTTAGCCACTGCCCAAGCGTTGGCGGAGGCACGGACTATTGGGGTGAGGGGCAAGACGCATATACCGTATGGGAAGACTGGCGCATGAATTGGTGCTGGCACGGCCCATTCCACGCCTACCCTGAAGGGCATGAGTTTGAGTGCTACCCGGACACCGGCAGTTTCAGGCCGACAACCAAAAACCTGTTGAAACTAGCCGCTGACTGCGAACTGGCGGCCAAAGCAAAGCAATAACAACCCAAACAGCAAGGAGCTTTCCCCCTGTGATGAAAGAATCGAGGCAACGGCAATTGTTGGAAGGTCAAAGCAGTGTGGCGCGCAAGGTGTTCGAGGGCGTGCCGATCCAGGAAGCGTGGGCCGAGAATGAAATCCTCAAGGCCATGCGCACCAGTGGCGTGACCATCGCGGCGCACACCATTCGCGCCTGCCTGCTCGACATGAAGGATGTCGGCCTGATCAAGGAGCCGCGTCAAGGTCAGTTTCAACGCGCCCCGGTGCAGCCGTACCTGCGCCAGAGTGAAGCCGTCGCGCCAAAACCTGTAGAAAACAACCCCATCCCAGCCAGTGAGCCAGTCATGCAAACACCTACCGCCAAGACACCAACCCCGCTTGACCTGCTCGGCACCGTCGCCACCGAACTGGTGTTGCTGTCCAGTGAGTTCAGCGAGCGCATGAAAGCCTTGGCCGATCGCGTGGAAGATGTGGCGCTGTCGGTAGCGGCGCAGCGCGAGTCGGACGCCGCGATCATCGCCCAGGCCACCCAACTGAAAGAATTGCTGAAGGGGTTCGGTCAATGAAGGCGATAGCGAACAAGCTGTTTGTATGCCTGTGCCTGGCGGCCATTCTGCTGACCTTGATCGTGTCGGCGGCTGACCTGTATTCCCGGTTCGCCTACGAAAACGAATACGACGTCACCTATCTGGAAGACATCGACAGCACCTGCGTCAAGCACCTGTATCACGGTTATGCCGTGATGGACTGTCTCGAAGGCAATCTTATCGAGGTGACGCCATGACGCCAGCGCAACAAAAGACCGTCAACGCGCGCCAAGCTGAAGGCTTCAAGGTCGTGGCCAAGGATCGTGACGTCATCCGCCTCACCAACGGCGCCGACAAGCGCGTGGTGTTTCCGGATGGCAGCGAGAAGCGTGGCAACCATTACGTGGTTCGGGGGTAAGCATGGGGCTTAAATTCAAATGCGAAGTCTGTGGCAACTACCACCACGGGTATTATCAGCACTTTACCCTTGGCAAAGTGTGCGGGCGTTGCTCGATTGAAGTAGGTATTGGCTCGCGGCTTGAACTGGCTGTCAGGGCTCGTCGTGCGCTTGGCGCGCTGGAGCGTATAGAGCGCAGCGCCTATCGGGCGATTCGTGAAGGTTGCAGCTCGACGGTTATGGGTATGTCGCTGGTGATGAAGACCAAGGCATTGATCCGGCATGACCGCATATTGAGGGGCGAGTTATGAAGTGGAAAGGCCAAGGCCCGCACGCCGTCGTCAGCGATGAAGGTTATGTGGTGGCGCGCTTTCGTGCGGGCACCACTGAGCAGTTCCGGCCCAGCCTGCGCGGTAGTTTCATCGGTGGGACGTACAAGACCGTCGATGAAGCCAAGCGCGTGTGCATCGATCACCAAAAACAGGTGAAGTAATGGCAATAAGCCCTAGCATTAGTTGGGGCGTTTTAATAAACTGGATGCCTTCGCAGTTGTAGCTCAGTTGGTTAGAGCGCTCGCCTGTCACGCGAGAGGTCGCGGGTTCAAGTCCCGCCAGTTGCGCCAGGTTTATTGCGCTTATCGTCTAGTTGGTTAGGACATCGCCCTTTCACGGCGACAACGCGAGTTCGAGTCTCGCTAAGCGTACCAATTACAGGCGTGTAGCTCAGCGGTAGAGTAGTCGACTGTTAATCGATTGGTCGCAGGTTCGAATCCTGCCGTGCCTGCCAGTTCGTTCTGAAGCGCGAAAGTCGCGGCTCCCCAGCTGCCAGCCCGCCCATGCGGAATCGTCTTTATCGCGTGTATGCATTGATGCCTCGTCGGGCTTGCCGGGGGTGCTACTAGATGGTGAGTGCGTACACGGATACAGATGAAAGTTTGGCGATAAGCCGGATAGAGCCCCGGCCATTTGTATTCAGTGCTGTCCTGGGATGCGGTCCCGCGCGGGAGTTTGTGCCGCTGTAAGTCCAGGCTGTATCTGAATGCTCTCCCCTAGTCAGTGAAAGTCCCAGCCCGATCAAGCATCGCCGGGCCCATGCAGGGAGCACCACAGGGAGAGCATCCAGATGCAGATGAACGCCCAGGCTGATGGGCAAACCGAGACTCGTTGACGAGCTACTGAGTCCTAGATGAGTTAGGCCGTCAAGCCGGATGGAGATCAGCGCCGGCCATCTGTAGCACCTTAACCCCAACCTGATGGAGCAGTGCATGATGATCAAGCGATTCCTTTCCTACGCCGTCCTTGCGATCTGCGCATGCTTCGGTCCGTCCGTGTTCGCCATGGAGCGACCGGTAAGCTATCTGAGTGCGTCGCTCGACCGTATGGCCGACACGTACCTGACTGCCACCGCCCGCCTGGAGCTGACCCTTGCCCAATGGCGAGAGGGCAGTGAAGCCACCGACAGCACGATCAGTTCCAGCCTGCGCGCATCGAGCAATCACTTCATCATGGCCACTGTTGAGCCACTGCCAGGCGACGGCATCCAACCGTCATAACCTGAAGCGCCGTAGAAAAGCCCCGCCCTCAACCCGCGGGGCTTTTTAATGCCTGTTGCTTAGCGCCCACTATGGTTCGATAATCAAACCTACTGTTTCCACTTTACATCCGAGGCTATCCATGACTGCACCGACCAAGACCAAGGCGCCGCCCAAGCGCAAGGCAAAGGCCAAGCCGAAGACAGGCCGCCCTACTGCATACAAAGTCGCATACGTCAAGCAGGCTGCTGTGCTTGCGCAGATGGGGGCTACCGATATTGAAATGGCCGCATTCTTCGATGTCGCCCTGTCGACCTTCAACCTTTGGAAGCTGAAGCACCCGGCCTTTTCGGAGTCCTTAAAGGTTGGTAAGGATTCTGCTGATGATCGCGTGGTGTCGTCGCTGTATCACCGGGCGATTGGCTACAGCCATCCAGAGATTGATATCCGCGTGGTCGACGGCGTGATCGTGCAGACGCCTATCACCAAGCACTACCCTCCTGACCCGACGTCGATGATCTTCTGGCTGAAGAACCGTCGCAAAGATGAGTTCCGCGATCGGGTTGACCATAACCACGGTGTCGAGGCGGATAACCCGCTGGCCTCGCTGATGACGCAAATGGCCGGCAAAGTCCTTAAACCGGTGGCTGAGCATGACTAAAGCGCGCGCCTACGTGAAATCTGTGAAGTCGCGCGGGTCATTGGCCTGCGCTTTTCTTGCACGCGCCCGGGGAAAACTGCTGTGCCAGCTGAATTGGCATGACGACGTGTCGACGGTCCAGCCGCGCACGGTGCACAGCGTCATATCCGGTGGCGACATCAATATCCACTTTATAACCACCCGCTGCCGCCGCTGTGGCGATACGCACAGGACGGTGCGCTGATGAACATCTATGTCGATTGCGAGTTCAACGAGTTTCAGGGTGCGCTGATCAGCATGGCATTGGTGGCGCAGGACGGCCGTGAGTTCTATGAGGCGCTGCCTTGCGACAACCCTGGCCCGTGGGTGGCTGAGCATGTAATGCCGATCATCAACCGCCACCCGATCCCTGAGAATTGGTTTAAACATCGCCTTGGCCAGTACCTGGTGCAGTTCGAGCGCGTACACATCATTGCCGACTGGCCCGAGGACATCGCCCACTTCTGTCAGGCACTGATCACTGGCCCGGGCATGCGCCTCAACACGCCGCCGCTGACCATGGAAGTGCGTCGCGACCTCGATGCCGTGTCGCTGATCCCGCATAACGCGCTGGAAGATGCGCGCGCCATCCGCTTGCTGGCCATCGAGAAGGGGCTGTAATGGCAGCCGTCGCCTACAAGCCCATTGAGGCGATGACCCCCGACGAGTTCAAGGAAGCGCTCGGCGATCCTGAGTGGCGGCTGTCAAATCTTTACTACATCAAGACCAAGGACGACGCGGGCAACGACGACGAGGACGAAAACGCCGAAGGGGTGGTGGTCAAGTTCAAGCCCAACCGCGCGCAGCGAGTGCTGATGAAGCGCCTGTGGTACAGAAACCTGATCCTCAAGGCCCGTCAGCTGGGATTCACCACCTTCATTCAAATCTACTTCCTCGACGTCGCGCTGTTCTCGCCCAACCGCAACCTGGGCGTGATCGCCCACACCGAGGACGCAGCGAAGAAGATTTTCAAGAAAATCAAGTTTGCCTATGACCGCCTGCCCGAAGAGATTCGCAAGGCGATGCCGCTGAAGACCTGCAACATGCTGGAAATGACGCTCGCCAACGGCTCGACCATCCAGGTGGGCACGTCGATGCGGGGCGACACCATCCATTACCTGCACGTTTCCGAGTACGGAAAGATCTGCGCCAAGCACCCTGACAAGGCTGAAGAGGTGGTGACCGGTTCGTTTCCAGCTGTGCCTGACACCGGGATCATCTTCATCGAGTCCACCGCTGAAGGTCGTGGCGGCGACTTCTACGACAAGTCCAACCGTGCCGAGGCCTTGCATGAGTCGGGCGCCAAGCTGCGACCTAAGCAGTTCCGCTTCCACTTCTTCCCATGGCACGACGAGGACGGCTATCAGTGCGACCCGGCCGGCGTGATCATTAGCCAGAAAGAGCACAGCTACTTCGACGAACTGGAAGGCAAGTTGAAGAAGGCCATCAGCCTGGAGCAGCGCGCCTGGTGGATCACCACCCGCGACGAGCTGTTCAGCGGCCAAGACGAGCGGATGTGGCAAGAGTACCCGTCGACCTCGAAGGAGGCCTTCCAGCAGTCCACCGAAGGCACCTACTACAAGATGCAGCTGATTGCCGCGCGCAAACAGAAGCGCATCACCACCGTGCCGTACCACCCGGGCGTGCCAGTCAACACCTTTTGGGACATCGGGCACAGCGATGGCACGGCCATCTGGCTGCACCAGCGTGTCGGCCAGCGCGATAACTTCATTGGCTTTATCGAGAACTGGACCGAGCCGTACAGCTGGTACGTCGCTGAGCTGCAAAAGACTGGCTATGTGTGGGGTACTCACTACCTGCCGCACGACGGCAACCATATCCGCCAGGGTGAGGACGTCAGTAAGTCACCGCAGGAAATGCTCGAGAACCTGGGCCTGCGCCGCATTGAAATCGTCCAGCGCGTCAGCGAGTTGCAGCACGGCATTCAAGCCACGCGCAACGCTTTTAGCACCTACTGGTTCGATGAGGTAAACTGCAAGGAAGGCCTCGCGCACATCGAGCTGTACAAGAAGTCGTGGAACACCAAGACCCAAACATGGGGTGATCGCCCGCTGAAGGATGGCCACACCGAAGCCGCAGACGCCTTGCGCCAACACGCGCAGGGATTTATCGACCATGGCCCGCAGAAGAGCATTGCAAGCGTTCGGGGCTCACGTAAATCCTGGAGGACCGCATGACCGCCGAACAGTTTGCCTATTGGTTGCAGGGCTTTGCCGAGTTGAATGCCGTACCGCCCACGCCTGAGCAGTGGAAGTCGATCAATGAGCACCTGCAAACCGTGTTCGCGAAGGTGACGCCAGCATACGTGCCGCCGAGCTTCGGCTTTCCTGGGCATGGCATTCGCACGCTGGAGCTGCGCCCAAGTGACATTTTCAACCCGCCCGTAATCACCTGTTAAGAGGCATTGCGCAATGACTCAGCACTACGTCAGCACCAAGATCGTTCAAGCCTGGCCGCAAGACCGCCAGGACGAGCCCGGTTATGCCGTCAAGTACGAAGACGGCTATATCAGCTGGAGCCCGGCGCCGCAGTTCGAGGCTGCATCCGTTGCCTTGGGCCAGGTCGGTCACCTGCCGCCGCATCAGCAGCGTGTGGTTGCCGAGTTGGAACAGCTGGCTGATCGCGTAACCAAGCTGGAGGCGTTCCTTGCCACACCGTTCTACGCATCGCTCGATGACGACGAGAAGCAGCTGATGAAGATGCAGGCCGACGCCATGGTGCTTTACATGGGTATTCTCAATACCCGCGCCAACAAATTCGGGGGTGGCAAATGAGCAGGATCGCCACCGAAAACCTGAACTTCTGCGACGCCCTGCGCGCGATCAAGTCCGGCAAGCGTGCCCAGCGTGCTGGCTGGCATGGCAAAGGCCTGCATGCCTTCCTTCAGCCGGGCAGCGTACACGGCCCGTATGCCGGTTTCGCACTGGCTGAAGAGTCAGCCCCGGACAACGGTGAAACCATCGACGGCCTGAGCGTGAGCCTGTTCAACACCAACGGCGCCGAGCACACCGCCATTCGTTACCCGCAGCTGTGCCTGTCCTTTCCGACCGGCACCTTTGGCGCGTGGGCACCGAGCCAGACCGACATGCTCGCCAGTGACTGGAAGATCGTCGAATGAATGCGCCCGTCCTCGACCTGACCAACCGTTCGTTTACCCGCGTGCTCGGCGACCTGACGATCATTGGCACCTGGTACGGCGCCGACATCAACGAGTGCGAGCCGGTGCTGTGCCTGGTGCCGACATTCCGTATCAACATGTTTGACGGCGTGTCGATCCGCTCCAAGCCGTGCTGTGTGGCGCTTTCTGCTGCACACCTGTACGACGAACCACGTTACTTGCTCACACGCGCGCGTGAATTCAGCCAATTGCTGGGCTTTAGCGACGACATGCAGCGCACGCACAAGATCGCCGAGGCGATTCATGGCTCGCTGCTCGACCTGATCAAGATGCCGCCGCGCCCGGTGATTGGTTCGTTCGTGGGCGCCGACGCCACGCTGACCGACCAGGACACTGGCCGCCAGACCACCCACGAATTGCACCACCACTACTGATCCTCAAGGAGTACGCCCGTGTTCGATATGGCCAGCGACGACCACACCCGCATCAAGAAAGGCTTGGCTTCGCGCGTTGGCCAGGATTTTGAAGGCGAGTTCGAAGAGGTAGAGGCGGCCAGCAACCCGCTGGACGACGACGAGCACCACAAGCTGCACGGCAAGTTGCTCGGCTACTACCAGCGTGAACTGGACCGGCAGAACGATAACCGCATCCAAATGGCGATCGATGAGGACTACTACGACAACGATCAGTGGAGCCAGGCCGACGCCGAAGAGCTGAAGGATCGTGGCCAGGCGCCTATCTGCTACAACGTCATCACGCAGTCGATCAATTGGGTGATTGGCAGCGAGAAGCGCGGGCGCTCCGACTTCAAGGTGTTGCCGCGTGGCAAGGAAGACGCCAAGCCAGCGCAGAAGAAGACCCAGCTCATGAAGTACCTGAGCGACGTCAACCGTACGCCGTTCAACCGTAGTCGCTCGTTTGAGGACGCGGTGAAGGTCGGCCTCGGCTGGATTGAGTCGGGCGTGACCGAGCGCGACAACGGCGAACCGATCTATAACCGCTATGAGTCGTGGCGCAACATGCTGTGGGACAGCGCGTCCACCGAGTTCGACCTGTCCGATGCGCGCTACGTGATCCGCATCAAGTGGGTTGACCTGGACGTGGCCATTGCCATGTTCCCTGAGCGCGCGAAGATGCTTGAGCGTTCGGCCAGCAGCAGCGAGCGCTACGGCACCGACCTGGCCAACGGCGACGAAATCATGGACTACGCCGAAGATGAAATGGATTCGCTCGGTCGCGGCATGTCCGATCACAGCGTCGAGCGCCGCCGCGTGCGCATGATTGAAGTGTGGTTCCGCAAGCCTGAGCGTGTGCAGAAGATCGTCGCCGGCCAGCGCCAAGGCGAAGAGTTCGACCCGCAGGACCAGAATCACCATGCTTTGGTGCAGGGCGGTGAATCGGTCGTCGCCGAGCGCATGATGATGAGCATGAACGTGTGCATCATGACCACCAGCGGCATGTGCTACGTCGGCCGCAGCCCGTACAAGCACAACAAGTTCCCGTTTATCCCGGTGTGGGGCTATCGCCGCGGCCGGGACAACATGCCCTACGGCATGATCCGTTCCATGCGCGACATTCAGGACGACGTGAACAAGCGTGCATCGAAGGCGTTGTTCATCCTGTCGACCAACAAAACCATCATGGACGAAGGCGCGGTGCCTGACGTGGCGGCGTTCATGGATGAAGTCAGCCGCCCCGATGGCGTGATCATCAAGCGCAAGGGCCATGAACTGACCATCAACGCTGACCGCGACCTGGCCCCTGCGCACCTGTCGATCATGAGCCAGTCGATCAACATGATTCAGTCCGTCTCGGGCGTGACTGACGAGCAGATGGGCAAGACCACCAACGCCAAGTCGGGCGTGGCCATTCAGGCGCGTCAGGACCAGGGCAGCAAATCAACCTCGAAGCTGTTCGACAACCTGCGTTACGCCTTCCAGTGCGACGGTGAAATCACCCTGAGCCTGTGCGAGCAGTATTTCACCGAGCAGAAACAGTTCCGCATCACCAACCAGCGCGGAACCCCGGACTTCATCGACATCAACGACGGCCTGCCTGAAAACGACATCACCCGCACGCAGGCCGATTTCATCATCAGTGACAGCGAATGGCGCGCGTCCTTGCGTCAGGCCCAGGCCCAGCAGCTGGCGGAAATGATGCCGAGCCTGCCGCCTGAAGTGCAGTTGGTGTTGCTCGACCTGCTCATTGAAGAGCTCGACTTGCCGAACGGTGAGGAAATGGTTAAGCGCATTCGCCAGATCACCGGCATGCGCGACCCGGATGCGACTGAGCCGACCGAGGAAGAACTGCAAGCCGAGCAGGCCCAGGCTGAGGCGCAGAAGCAACAGCAGATCATGGCCGAGGCGCAACTGCGCAACCTCAACGCCAAATCGATCAAGGACGAGACGGCTGCACAGAAAACCATGGTCGACACCGTGCTCACCAGCATGCAATCCCAGCAAACCGCTGTCGAAGCCGCGCAGATTTCCATGCTCAACCCGGCTATCCTACCGGTCGCCGACGCCTTGCTGCATGAGGCTGGCTTTGTGTCGAAGTCCGAAGAGGAAGCGCAGCAAGCCCAGGCGCAGGCCGAGCAGGATCAGGTAGCGCAACAACAGCAAATGCAGCAGCAACAGATGCAAGAGCAGCAAATGCAACAGCAACAACAGGAGCAGGCCCAGCAGGAGCAGCAAGGCCCAGCTCAAGCCATGCAGCAGGGCATCCCGCTGCCGGGCGGTCCGCAATGATTTCCGTGACACCCCTACTCACAACCCGAGGTTTTTGAAATGGCTATTGAAGCAACCCTAAACGCTGGCTTGACTGAAGACGAAGTGTCAGCGCTGGCTGAAATGAACGCGCAGATCGCGGGCGCCAGCGACGACGACCCGGTGTTTAACATCGATGAGGTGGTGCGCAAGGGGCAAACGCCGGAAGACGCGGGCCTGATGGTTGAAAAGGCCAAGCAGGAAGCGGACGCCGCTGCCGCCGCCAAGGCCGACACTGATGCAGCCGCGGCTGCATTGGCCGCCGCTGAAGCCGCCAAAGGTGCCGTCGAGCCAACCCCGGAAGAGAAAGCCGCTGCCGATGCTGCCGCACTGGCTGCCGCTGCGCAGGAAGAGCCAGCCCCCGCGACTGACGTGAAAGCCAATCAACCGGTGCTGGTCGCCCAGGTTCCAGAAGGCACCGTTGAGCGCCTGGCCGCCATCGCTGACGACAAGAAGGCGATCACCGCCAAGTTCGACGATGGCGACATGACCGCCAGCGAAATGAACGCCGAACTGGAAGCGTTGAACAAGGAAGAGCGCAAGCTGGAGCGCGTGATTGATCGCGCCGAGATTGCCACCGACCTGGAGAATCAGCGCATCACCAACGAGCGGACCAATGAAATCAACACGTTCCTCAGTGATGTGAAGATTCCCAACGATCCCAAGAACCTGCGTTTCCAGACGCTGAACCAGGCCGTTATCCAGGTGGCCAGCGATCCGGCCAATGCCACCTTGGGCGCCACCGCGATCATGCAGAAGGCCCATGACCTTTGTGTGGCTGAGGGTGTGTTGCCGGCCAAGGCTGCCAAGACGGATGCCGCCCCACCAGCGAAACCACCAGTCGCGGCACCCAAGGTACTCAACGCCCCGCCAAGCCTGGCCAGCGTGCCGGCCTCCGACATCGCAGCAACCGAAGAGAATCGCTTTGTCCACCTCAACCGGATGAACCCGGACCAGCGCGAGGCGGCATTCTCCAAGATGAGCGAAGCCGACCAGAACGCTTACCTGGCCGCAGGAGCCTAACCCTATGCTGCGATTGGACTTGAAACCCGGCGAGAGCGTGAAGATCGGCGAAGGCCCGAACGCCGTCGTGATCACCCTCGAAGACAAATCAGGCCGTAATGCGCGCGTCGCGTTTGAGGCTGATCGCAGCGTGAAGATTGCCCGCGTCAAAGAGGACAGCACCCCGGCGCAGTTTCTGCGTCAGGGCCTGCTGGCCAGTTAACACGGGGCGAGCGGTTGCAAAATGCAGCTGCTCGTTCGATAATCAAACCAACGTAGAGCGCAGGAGCTGCCTATGTGACTGATTCACTCAATCACTAGAGGGTAGCCAAATGGGCTCTACTGTCATCGCTTGGGGCGATCCCAAGGCGCAAAAAGCATGGTCGACCGGCCTGGCCGTCGATCAAATCAAAAAAGCCTACTTCGAGAAGAAGTTCGTCGGCACTGACGAAAACTCGATCATCCAGCGTAAAACCGAACTCGAAAGCGATCCGGGCGACCGTGTGTCCTTCGACCTGTCGGTGCAGCTGCGTGGTGAAGCGACCGAGGGCGACGCTCGCCTGGAAGGCAAGGAAGAAAGCCAGAAGTATTACACCGACGAAGTGGCCATCGACCAGGTGCGTCACGCGGTATCGGCTGGCGGCGCGATGACTCGCAAGCGCACCAACCTGAACCTGCGTGGCAACGCCAAACGTCTGCTGTCGGACTACTGGTCGCGCTTCTACGATGAACTGATGTTCATCTACCTGTCCGGCGCGCGCGGTATCAACAAGGATTTCCTGTTCCCACTCGACTATGCCGGTCGTGCGGGTAACGCCATTCAAGCCCCGGATACCGGTCACCTGCTGTACGGTGGTGCCGCAACATCTAAGGCTTCGATGGTTGCCGGCGACAAGATGACCACCCTTCTGATCGAGAAGGCGCAAGTCAAGTCGACCATGCTCCAGGCGCAAGACCCTGAAGCGGCCAACATGGTGCCGGTCAACATCGACGGCGAAGAGCATTACGTCTGCGTGATGAACCCGTTCCAAGCGCACGACCTGCGTACCGCTGCCGGTTCCGTCTGGATCGACATCCAGAAGGCCGCTGCCGCTGCCGAAGGTCGCAACAACCCGATCTTCAAGGGTGGCTTGGGCATGGTGAAGAACGTGGTTCTGCACGAACACCGCAACGGCATCCGCTTCAGCGACTACGGCGCAGGCGCTAACGTCTCGGCCGGTCGTGCGCTGTTCCTGGGTCGTCAAGCCGGTGTTGTGGCTTACGGCACTCAGGGCGGTCTGCGCTGGAGCTGGAAAGAAGAAATGAAGGACTACGACAACGAACCAACGGTAGCGGCTGGCGCGATCTTCGGCATCAAGAAGGCTCGCTTCAACTCCCGTGACTTCGGTGTGCTGTCCCTCGACACCGCTTGCGTTGACCCTAACGCCTAATCCGAGGACGTAAACCATGTCTATTGTTCAATCTTCGTGGGGTGCGCTGAAGCGTCAAGCCCCTGTTTCGGGTGAGGCGGGCGGCGTTGTTGCTGAGCGCTACACCTTCACCGTGCCGGCCGGCTTGACTCTGGCCGCGAACGACATCATCGAGCTGGCGATTCTGCCGGCCTATCACACCGTCCTTGACGCGACGCTGGTGATCGATGAAGCGGGCACCGCCACCTTTGATGCCGGCATCATGTCGAGCATCCCAGGTGACACCGACCAGGCGCGCACCTGCGGCAACGAGTTGTTTGCCGGCGCAGCGGATGCGCAGGCCACTCGCATGTCGAAGATCGCCGGTTTCCGCATCGCTCCGATTGCGGGTGATCGCTCGATCGGTATCAAAGTGCTCGGCGCTTCGGTGGTAGGTGCAGGTCAGATCATTGACCTGATCCTGTACACCAAGCAGTAACAGGGACGTTACGCACCCGAAAGGGCCGGTCTAGGCTGGCCCTTTTTTGTACCCACCACAAAGAGCATCCCCATGAAAATCGAGTGCATCCTTCGTCGTGATCCGCCTGCTGTCGTAACCCTGGGCTCTACTGCCTACCAATTCCAACCTGATGAACAAGGCCGCCACGTCTGCGACGTCGAAGACAACGCGCACCTGGCTCGCCTGCTGAGCATCAGTGAAGCCTATCGCCTGCCTGGCGATGAGCCGATTCCACAAGCGCTGATCCCCGCGATTGTCGAGCATACCTTGCCGACGGCGGCCGCCACCCTGGCCCCGGTCGATGAAAACCTGATCAAGGGTAGTTCCGTGCACCCGGCCACCTTCGACTTGGGCGGCGCTGAGTTGACCGAGCTCGATGACGTGGTGGCGCATGCGCTGGACCTTAGCGGCTTGACCACTCCCGAGTGGAACGGCTTACCGGACGAAGATCGCCACGTCTTTATCGACCTCGCCCTGGATGACATGGACGAACGCGATCTTGACGATAAGCAGCCGCCAGTGATCGAGCCGCCAGTGACTGCCATCGCAAAGCCGACTACCGAGACAGCGCCGGTTTCGGTCGCTGGGAACTCGAACGGCGACGCGCCGAAAGACGCCCAGGCCGCTACGGACGCTGAGCGCGAAGTGCTGGCCGTGGCCTATAAAGAGAAGTTCGGTGCACGCCCGCATTACAAGTGGTCGATTGAGAAGATCACCGAAGAACTGGCCAAGCCGGCTAAAGAAGAAGGCGCCGAGTAATGGCCGGCATCAGCGCGGCTACCCTGATCGAGCGTTCAGGCTTCCTGTTACAGGATGACGACCACGTTCGCTGGACCGTTCCCGAGTTGATCAGTTGGATCAACGAGGCTGCGGGCGCGCTGGTGACCATTCGCCCGAGCGCTGGCGCCAAACTGGTGATCCTGCCGCTGGCGGCCGGCACTCAACAATTGCTTGGCGATGACGTGGTGCAGCTGCTTGATGTGGTGCGCAACGTCGGCGCCGATGGCGTGACCCCGGGCCGAGCGATCCGCCTGGCTGAGCGCCACCTGTTCGACAGCGCCGACCCTGACTGGCATACCCGGGCAGGCAAGGCGACGATCAAGCACTACATCTATGACGACCGCACGCCGAACGTGTTCTACGTCTACCCGCCTGCGCTGGCCGACACCAAGGTGCAGGCGAGCATTACCGCCATGCCCGCGCCAGTGCTGACTGAGGCCGACGACCTAGACCTGGATGCGCAGTTCGAAAGCGCGCTGGTGAACTACATCGTGTTCCGGGCCTTGGCCAAGGACAGCGAATATGCCAGTGGCGCCATCGCCACCGGTTATTACCAGGCGTTCCAAGCGGCGCTGGGCGGCAAGGACGCGGGCGAGCAATCGGTTTCCCCTAATACCAAGGTGCCCGCATGATCGACCTCGACGTGTTTCTGCCGCGCATCCTGCCCTACGCGCCAGGCTGTGCCGAACCAACGGTGCTTGCCAGCATCATCAAGGCGGCGCAAACCTTCTGTGAGCGCACGCGCTTGTGGCGGGACCGTGACCAGTTCAACGTCACGCCGAGCAACTGCAACGTGGTGTGTGTGCCGAACGGTGCGGAACTGTTCGAGATCGAGAGCGCGCGCTTCAATGGTTGCCTTCTAGAACCAATCTCGCTTGCCGACCTGGACACCAAGCACCCCACCTGGCGGCAAATGTCCGCAGGTGCGGGGCGCTGGATCACGCAGACCGAGCCCGGCAGCGTGCTGCTGGTGCCGACGTGTACCGGCATCTTGGAGTTGTCCACCCTCCTGCGTCCGGCCGATGACGCCGAGCAGCTGCCGGACCTGTTCAGTCAGTACACCCAAGTGATCGCCGACGGCGCGCTTGGCGACATCCTCATGCTGCCGGCGCAGAGCTTCAGCAATCCGGACCTGGCTCAGTTTTATTCGATGCGGTTTGATAATCGAATCAATGAGTTGTTTAATCGAACCATCCAAGGCCAGCAGCGGGCACCTGTCCGCACTAAAGCCCGATTCTTCTAAGGAGTACGCCCATGTCCGCAGCATCGGATTACCTGGAAAACGCCCTTGCTAACGCCGTGTTGCGTGGCGTGGCGTTCACCTCCCCGACCAAAACCTATATCTCGTTGCACACGGCCGCCCCGGGCGATACCGGCGCCAACGAGGTGTCGCTTTCCGCATTCCCGGCCTACCTGCGCAAAGATGCCGCGCTGGGTGGCGTGCAGGCTGATGCGTGGACGGCGGCCTCTGGTGGCGTGTCGAAAAACGCCTTGCAGCTGATCTATGCCGTGTACGACGGCGCCGCCCCGCTGACCATCACCCACTTCGGTGTATGGGACGCGCTGACCACTGGCAACAACCTGCTTAATGGTGCGCTGGCCGCCAGCCGTACCCTGAATCCGGGCGACGTGTTCGTGGTTGACGTGCAAAAGCTGACGGTTACGGTGCTCTAAGTGGACCTCTTCGCCATCAATGCGGCGGCCGTCGACGACTCCAATGCGATTTGGAGTTGGTACGGTGACGCAAACGTGGTGTTTCAGGCCGATGGTGTGATTGCCATCGGCCTGGTGGCGACCGGCTTGGGCAATGTGGTGTTACAGGCTGACCTGTTGCCGCAGCTGTACATGGGCGCCGAGGGTGTTGCTGATGTGGTGCTGTCGCTGGATGGCGAGGCGCTGTATGGGCGTTCGGCCTCGGGTGACATCGACGTAGAGGTTACAGCTGACGGTGAGGGTGCGCGCTGGACCTTTGGCGCCAGCGACCTGACCGCCGTATTCCTGCTTGAGGGTGACGGTCAGACGGTATCGCCGATTTCGGTCAGCTTCAACATTCAGTTTGGCGCCGAACTGGATGGCCGCTCCGCCACTGCGCAGCAAGGTATTGCCGACTTGTCGGTGGTATTCGACGCACAAATGGATTACCGCGTCGCGCGACCAGCCTTCCTCGAAGGTGACGCCTCCGTAGTGCTCGGCATCGAGGCGATGCCCTTCCTGTGGATCAATTCCGCCAGTGGCGAGGCGGCCATTGCCTGGCAAGCCGACGGTGACGCGCGGTTTGGTGGTGTGTTGTATGGTGAAGGTTCGGCGGAACTGGAGTGGATCGCCACCGGTGACGCGCTGCAATGGCACTACCACTTCGCCGAGGGAGAGGCGGGTATCCAGCTTACCGCCGTCGCTGAGCGTCATGGCGTGCCGGTCCTGCCAAGTGAGTTTATTCCGGCGCCGCGCGTGCGGTCGCTGTACCTGGGCGCTGAGCATCGCGCCTTTATCGTCCCCGCCGAAAGGAGAGCTTGAATGCTTGGAACCATGCGCAAGCGCCCCGACGACACCCTGGATTACGACGTCAGTTTTGAAAAGTGGCTGTCGCCTGGTGATGTCCTGACGGACGCCACCGCTACGGCGGATTCGCTCGACTTGACCGTGGACAGCGTTTCCCTGTCGGGTGCCGTGGCCAAGGTCTGGTTATCCGCTGGCCTGGCCGGTAACTCGTACACCGTGACCGTGACGGCGACCACGACCCAAGGGCGCATCAAGGAAGTCACCTTTAACTTGCGCGTCACGGAGTGCTGACATGACCGTTCTGGTAACCAACAATGCAACGAGCCGGCTCGCCTCATCGATCGCCAGTGGTGCCACTACACTGACAGTCACGACCGGTGAGGGGGCGAAATACCCGAGCCCGGCCAGCGGCGCCGAGTGGTTCCCGGTAACCCTCATCAAGGACACGGGCACGCTGGAAATCGTCCGCTGCACCTCGCGCTCCGGTGATGTGCTGACCATTCAGCGTGCTCAGGAAGGTACGACCGCGCAAGCCTTTGCCGCGGGCGACCGGGTGGAGCTGCGCATGACCGCTGCCGCGATCGCCGAGCTTCAGCTGCCCGCGACGAACAAGGGTTTTATTGCTGGTTTACAGCTGGTTTATACCGGTCGTACCAGCCTTACCGTTACCGCGGGCAGGGCTTACATCAGCTCAGCGGGTAAACAATTGGTGATGGCGGCCGACAAGGTGATGACGGGCCTGACGCTGAGCGCGTCCACCTTCATGCACGCTTATTATTTCGAAAGCGGCGGCGTAGGTGACATCGAGCTATCAACGACGGTGCCGGAACGCTATTGGGGTACGGCCTACCAAAAAACCGGCGATGCCTCGCGACGTTACATCGGGAGCATGCTCACCAATGCCAGTGGCCAGTTCTACGCATACCGCCATGATTTAAGCGCTGGCGAAATCACCTATCTTGAAGGCACTCCGCCTATCGCGCCGTTTGTGCAAGTCAACGGGTTTGGCGGAACGTCACCATCAGGGGTTTCCTCGCAGGCGACATGCCCGATTCAGACGGCAACCTTTGAGCACGTTGGCGTGCAAAGCACCGGGCTTAATTACATCTTCTCTTACGAGCAGTTGGCCGCTGGATCGGCTTCGGCGTTTATGACCGTGGTTGGCTCCACCGTCTCCACGCATAACGTACTGAGCGACATCTATATCCAGCTGTGTCGAGTCATCGGCGCGAACCTTGGCCAGTACCTGGTCGCGGTCCAAGCGATTGCCGGCGCGCAGATGACGGTATTCTCTTATGGCTACAAATTCGAACGCTAACGAGGGGTGATATATGGGCTACGCGATTAAAGCTGACGGTTCGTTTCGGTCGGTAACCGAAGACATGGAACTTTTCGAAGGCGAAACCTATTACGAGGAAGTGCCGCAATGGGCGTGGGACTTGCAGGCCGCCGCTGCCGTGCTGGCCGCTGCCACCAGTGAGCTAAACCGACTTATCAAACAAGCCAATGCGCAAGTGGCGGCATTGGTCGGCCGCATCACCGTGCTGGACTGGCTGATCAACCTACAAGACCCGGAAGACCCGGAATACGTCGAGCCGACAGCCGAGGACTCTGCCGAACTGGCGGCGTGCATCACCCTGCGCAACAAGTGGCTGTCCTACAGCAACAAGCTGCCGAAGGTGAAGCTGCAAGCGACGTGGCCAGATGCACCGGTATGGCCGGTGATGCCCGCCCTGTACATGGAAGGGCTAATGGCGATTGCGGCGCCGGCTCCAGCAACAGTCTGATCACGGCCGGGTCGATGAAACGGCAAGGCATAAGGAGTAAGGAATGGGCGCGGTAATCCTTAAAAACAATGCAATCAGCCGGCTAGCGTCATCGCTGTCGGCTGGCGCCACGGCGCTGTCGGTCACGGCGGGCGAGGGGGCGAATTTCCCCGCGCCAACGGGGGGCGACTGGTTCCCGCTGACGCTGACCAAGAGCGGCGGCGTGCTTGAAGTGCTGCGCTGCACGGCACGATCGGGCGACATCCTGACCGTGACGCGCGCGCAAGAGGGCACCGCCGCCATCGCATTCTCCAGCGGGGATCGGGCAGAATTGCGCGTGACTGCTGCGGCCTTAAATGAGTTCGGTCAGCGTGGTTTGCCGAACGAATGGTCCGGTTTTCAAACGTTTGCAGCTGGATCGGTGAATCGATCTACCCTGTACATGGACAACCTCACCGACGATTCACCTGACATTCAGTTTAAGGCGCTGACCTGGCTGGTTAACCTTGACTTGGCTGGCTCGACGTTTCGCGCGTCAGCAACGGACGGCGTTGCGGTAAAGTTCCCCTTTCAGTTCGACCTGGCGGCGAGCACGGCTTACACCTTCGGCCACTCGATCTGGCACGCGGGCAATTTCAATCCAGCCAACTACCTGCCCGTTAATGCCAAGGCGGCCGACTCCAGCCTTCTGGACGGCATCGACAGCGTAAGCTTTCTTCAGCGAAACCTTGCCAACAGCTCAGTCGGTACTCAGCTCGTCAGCGGGGTGCCGCCTGCGATGTCATCCGCTAGCGCAAGCCAGGCAGCGCTGACCATCGGCAACGCAGCAAACCCGTTTGCCTCGGCAATCATGGACTTTCGCCGTGAGGGCGATTTCGCCGCCTTCTTCGGCCTGGACACCGACAACCTGTTCAAGGTGGGCGGCGGCTCGTTTGGCGCTATTTCTTATCCGATCTGGCATGACGGGATTGCCACCGCTCGCGTATTCTCCGCGCAAACGCAGGCCGCCGCAGGTGGCGTGGGCACGTATGCCTTTTTGCGCAACCTGTCTGGCGTGGCTGTTTTCCCGGGTGGCTTTCTCGGTGGCGGCTCGCTGCGTTTTTCCGACACCTCGGGAACGGGCGGCACCTCACCGAGCGGCACTTGGCGTTGCATGGGTGAGGCGGTCAACGGTCAGTGCACAGTCTTTGTGAGGGTTTCCTGATGAGTAGCGTAGACGGGTGTGAGGAATGGGCGACGGAGTTGCCACCAGTGACGCCGAAACCCATCGAGGTGCGTAAACAGCACCATCGTGAGGATGGCGGGATTGATTGCGAGTTGCTGCATGAGGTGCATGGCTGGATGCCGTTTACCGCCAGGGCGGACGATGCCGAGGAATTCGGTCGTCAGCTGTATGAAGAACTGGTGAATGGCAAGCACGGCGCGGTGGCGCCTTCGGTCGGCCTGACGGATGCGCAGGCGCGGGCCTTGTGGAAGATTGAACGGGAGGCCTTGGTGGCGGCCATTACGGTGACAACGGCGGCCGGCAATACCTTCGACGGCGACGAACTGAGTCAGGGGCGCATGGCGCGGGCGATCTTGGGGCTGCAATCCAAGCCGGCCAGCGAGACGACGACCTGGACGCTGGCTGACAATCGCTCGGTGTTGGTGAGCGCGCTCGAACTGACTGAGGCCTTGGCCTTGGCGGGCCAGCGGCAGACTGAAATCTGGACGCAGGCATAACGGCGCAGATGACCGGCGAGGGACACCTCTCGCCTTTGCGGAAAAGGACGCTGATCAATGTCAACTCTGAAATTCATCGGCTTTGTCGGTGAGAACCCCAAGATCATTCCGCGCCTGCTTGATGATATGGCCGCACAACTGGCGTCTAACGTCAGGCTGGACGATGGCGGGCTAACGCCGGTCAGAAAGCAGCGGTTCGAGTACCAGTTTCCAAGCCCGCCACCGGCTGGCTACCGAACGATCTACAAGGCATCCACCGGCTGGCTGGGCTGGGAGACTGATGTTTATGTGGCTCCAGGTCCGGTGGCTGGCGAGCGTCTGTATTTCACGGGCGACGGCGTGCCCAAAATGTTGGTGTCCGGGGTGACCTACCCGCTGGCCGTCCCGTTTCCCGCTGGCGCGCTGACGGCTACGCTGTCGGGCACGCCGACCCCCGGGGCGTCAGGCACCACCCGGCTCTATGTCTACACTTGGGTGACCGCCTTCGGCGAAGAGTCGGAGCCGAGCCCGGCCAGTGCTGACGTGTTCTGGACGCCAGGGCAAACCGCCACGCTCTCGGGTTTTGCGGCCACGCCAGCCGGGCGAAACATCACGCTTCAGCGAATCTATCGCGCGCAGACCGGAAAGACCGGCACGCAGCTGTATTTCATCGCCGAGCGCGCCGCCTCGACTGCGAACTATGTCGACAACGTGAGCCCCGAGTCGCTTCAGGAGCAGTTGCCGTCGGCGGGTTGGACCGCGCCGCCCAGCGACATGACCGGGCTGATTGCGCTGCCCAACGGGATGATGGCCGCCTTCAGCGGGAAACAATTGTGTTTCTCCGAACCGTATCGCCCGCACGCCTGGCCGGAAGCCTACCGACTGACCATGGATTACGACATCGTAGGGCTTGGCGCCTTCTCGTCGTCGGTCATCGTGACGACAAAGGGCACGCCATACATCGTCAACGGCACAGCCCCCGAGAACATGGTCAGTGAACGCATCGAGCAAAACTTGCCGTGTATCAACGCGCGCGGCATCGTCGACTTGGGTTATTCCGTGGTCTACCCGTCGCATGACGGTTTGGTCTTGGTGACGCAGAGCGGGGCGGCGGTGGTCACTAGCAGTATCTTTTCGCGGGATGATTGGTTACGGCTTAACCCCTATGGGATGGTGGCCAGCCAATACAACGGGCGGTACTTCACCAGCTACAACTATTCCGACATCAATGACCTCGAATATCGCGGCACCTTCATCATCGATCTGTCGGGGGAACAGAAATTCCTTATCCGCGCCGACGTGAAAGCCACGGCGATGTACTTCGACATTGCGACCGGTTTGCTCTACCTGCTGATTGATGGCTCCGTGTTTGAGTGGGATGCACTCAACGAGCCGAGCGCGCTGATGACGTGGAAGTCGAAGTTGTTTGCGTTGCCTAAGCCCACCAATTTTGGCGCCATCATGGTCGAGTCGGATACCGAACTTACCCCTGAGCAGCTGGCAGCTATTCAGGCGGAAATCGATCGTATCTTGGCCGAAAACGCCATCATCTTTGCGCAGCCATCCATTGGTGGTGAGCTCAACGGTGCGGCCATCAACGTGCATGAGCTCAACGGCGACGAACTCCTGCCAGTGCCGAGCCTTGACCGCAATGTGACCGTCAGTATCTTCGCCGACCGCAAGCTGGTGGCCACCGTCGGTAAAGTCAACAAGATGGCCCGGCTACCATCCGGCTTCTTGGCGCAGTTGTGGGAGGTCGAGGTGTCCAGCGACATGGCGATCACCCAAATCACCATGGCCGGAACCGGCGCCGAATTAATGAGGGTATAAGATGAACGGCATCGAGAAAGAAAAACTCGAGGTGTTGAACGGCGACCGCGGAGACAAGTCGCGGTCGGCGGTGCGCACGGCGGCAGCGTTGGCGCTGGTGAATAACTTGGGCACTGAGCCTTCAGGCGACAACAGCAAGGACATTGCCGCCCTGTTTGCCGCAATCAACGCGCTACGCATCGCCTTGCGTTAGCGGTGGTTCTATACTGGCGACATTGGTTCTAAAATCGGAACAACGACATGCCTCAGTTGGTTTACGACGATCAACCCGCACTCCTGCGCTGGGCCGCTGAGCGCATTGGCGTGCCGTGCTTCAAGCCAGACGCCAAGGCTTTTGGTGTGCAGCGAGACGACCAGCTGTGCGCGGTGGTGGTGTGGGATACCTTTTCCGAGGCGGACTGCGCTATGCACGTCGCCAGTAACGGTGACGGCCATTGGCTGAGCCGTACCGTGCTGATCCAGGCCTTCGGTTATCCGTTCATCGATTTGAAAATGCGCCGCCTGACCGCTTTGATTCCGGCAAAAAACGCCGAGGCCATCCGCTTTAACGAACACTTGGGCTTCAAGCTCGAAGGGCTTTGCCCGGAAGCGATGCCCGACGATGACATTCAGATTCGCGGCATGCTCCGACGAGAGTGCCGCTTTATTCCCCCGGAGTATCGCCAATGATGACGCGAGATTTTTGGAACCCGGCAGCATTGGAGCCGGGCAACCTGCACCAGCGGCCATCGAGATTGGATCGGCACTTGGCGGTGCTCGCGGTTGGTCGCAACGTGTGCTTTGGCAAGGGTGGCGGTGGCTCACCAGACGCTGACCCGCAGATTGGTGAAGCGGCAAAAATGCAGGCCAAGACCGGCGCCGACTGGCTGGACTTTGCCAAATCGCAGTTTGCCGAGGCGCAGCCGCGTCAAGACAAGCTGGACGCGCTGACCAGTCAAGTCACCACGCAGCAGCTCGCCGACATGCGCAAGGGCAGCGATCGCAGTGACGACCAGTGGAACCGGTACAACTCACTGTTCAAGCCTATCGAAGACCGCATGGTCAGTGATGCGCTGAACTACGACACCCCGGAAGCACAAGCCAAGGCCGCCGCCGAAGCCAAAGCCGATGTCATGTCGAGTGCCAGCCAGGCACAGCAACAGAATTCGCGGCAGATGGCGAGCTTGGGTATTGATCCGCGCAGCGGCCGTTTTGCTGGGGTTGACCGTAGCACTGACCTGTCCGTGGCATTGGCTGGAGCCGGGGCGCAGAATGCCGCCCGCGAAGGGGTGAAGGCCACCGGCATGGCATTGCGTGAAGGCGTGGCCAACTTCGGGCGCGGCGCGACGTCCACCGCGGCGCAGCAGGTCGGGCTCAGCACCAACTCGGGTAACTCGGCCACCGGCAACCAGCTCGGCGCCGAGGGTAACTTCCGGGCGAACGGGCAGATCATGGCGCAAGGTTTCCAGGGCGCGCAGCAAGGTTATGCCGGCCAGGCCAACACCTTGAGCAACCAGCAAAGCCAGGCGATGCAGGCGCAAGGCATCGACAACCAGGCGGCGCAAGCAAAAGGCAATCAAAACATGGCCATTGCTGGCACCATCGGCACCATCGCCCTGGCATTCTGAGGATTATCCATTGATCGAGGCAATCAACCGCGCCACCGACTTATCCTTGGCCCAGGGCCTGCGCGTGATGCAGACCGGGTTTATTGGCGGCAGTCAGGCGGCGCACGTCGAATACCTGCTGAAGCTGATCGACCCAGCGCCAGGCGCGCACATCGTCGACGCCGGTTGCGGCATTGGAGAAGTGGCCAAGCTGATGCACGACCAGCGCCCGGACCTGACCTTTACCCTGGTCAATATCAGCCAGCACCAACTGGATATGGCGCCCGTTGGCGACCAGTTTCACCAGCTGATCGCCGACTTCACCCGCAGCCAACTGCCGACCGGGTGCGCCGACGTGGTGATGTTCAACAGCGCCTTATGCCAGATGCCGATCAACCAGGCCTTGAGCGAGGCCCGTCGCCTTCTGAAGCCGGACGGCCAGCTGTTCGTGTGCGACCTGGCGATTGCCGAGTATCGCGAACTGCCAGAACTGTATGCGACCTTCATGCCGGCCGACGTGTGGGGCGAGGTGATCGAACGGCACGGCTTCGCGCACTCGCACACCATTTTGACCCGGGGCGATATGGCCCACTTCGCAGGCGCGTTTGATGACTTCGAGCAGGCACTGCCCGGCGCCATGACGTACATCGCGCAGTTCCGCAAGCAGGCGCTCGACGAGCAGCTGGCGGCAGCACTGGCGCGTCACGACTCCATCGCCTTTCAATTCAGCGGCGGCAAGGATTCCTTGGCCGCCCTGTTCCTGCTCAAAGACCACTGGCCGCAGATGACCGTGTACTGGACCAATACCGGCGACCCGGTGCCGGAAGTGCTGGAGGTGGTCGAGCGTGTGCGTGCGTTGGTGCCGCACTTTGTCGAGATTGCCGGGCGGGTGAACGAGCAGATTGCCGCGCACGGCTTGCCGTCCGACCTGGTGCCGACCACCTCAGCGCCGACCGGCCTGCTGGCCTACGGTGGCGGCGTGGCTTTGCAGGATCGATTCAACTGCTGTTATCACTCGCTGATGCGGCCGATGCAGGAGCGCATGGCCGCCGATGGCATCACCCTGATCGTGCGCGGGCAGAAGAGCGCCGACGTGATGAAGTCGCCACTACGATCTGGCGCCCTGCTCGACGGCATCGAGTTGCTGTTTCCCCTGGAGCACTGGAGCGACACCGACGTATTCGATTACCTCAACGGCAACGCCTTCATCCCCGACTACTACGTGTACCTGAACGCTTCGCCGGACTGCCTGACCTGCTCGGCCTATTGGGGCGAAAGCCGCGCCATCTGGCTGAAGGCCAAACACCCCGAGGCTTATCAGGTCTATCAGGGTAAACTCGACGTGATCCGCGACGCGGTAATGCCGCACATCGCCCTATTCAACCTGGAGGTGGCGTAATGGCCTACACCATGAACGGCCTGGCTCAAGGCATCCAAATCGGCAACCAGCTGGTGGATGCCTACTATCGCGGGCAAGAAAACAAGGAGCGCGCCGAGGTCAAGAGCGTCATGGCCGAAGGGATGGCCGGCGCCAAGCAGAGTCGCGCCGACGACATCGCGGCCAACTCGCAGGTGGGCAGCAAGGCCAACGCCAGCGACACCATGACCATGCCGACCTTTGACGATACGCGCGGCAACAGCTTCGCGGACGCTGACGCGCAGAAGAAAGGCGCGGAGAAAAACGCGCCCTCGGTCGATGATTTTTACATGCGCGACGTGGTGCCCAAGATTCGGGAAACCTACCTGGCGCAGGGTAACGCGCAAGGCGCTGATGCGTGGGACAAGTGGACCCAGGACAAACAAGCGCAAGCCGGCATGAAGAGCTGGACGCAGGCGTTGCGCTCGGCGCAGGTGGGCGACTTCAAAGGCTACGCCGACAACATGGTCAAGGCCTACAACACCGAAGGCTATTACAGCGACGGCTTGCACGCCGAGGGTTACGATTTGGTCAAGGACAAGGACGGCAACACCACCGGCCTGACCCTGAAGATGAAAAACAAGGAAACCGGCGAGCAGTTCGCGCAGACCATTCACGGCCAGGACGACATGATTCAAGCGGGTATCGGCCTGCTCGAACCGGCCAATGCCTTCAGAGTCACCATGGCCCGGTCGGATGCGGCGAACGCGGCGCAGGCCAAGGCCGGCCTGGAAGTGGCCAAGACCAATAACGGCATGATCCGCGACAACAATAAGGTGGCGGTGCAGACCCAGGCCGCCAGCCAGTTGGAAAACCAGCGCGCCGGC